AGACGCAGGTAAAGTATATTGCTATCAACGAAGAGTTGAATTCCAAAAATCTAATTCACTCACAACTTCATATACTCCAACACCTGATATTACTAGCATGGCAAATGTTTATGTTGGTGAACAAGAACTACTTGATGGCACAAGCTATACAGATGCATTATCAAGTACGTCAGAAATTATTTTAACCGAAACAGTTGAATCAGGACAAAAGATTAAATTTAGTTCTACACATTGGGACAAAGTACAAGAACTTACTGCTCCAAGCGAAGATAATATTGCTAATACATTGTTTGGATCGCAGATTGCAGTTGACTCTAGTGGTGCAGGTGTTTATGTTACTGCACCAGGATATAAAACAAGTTTTTATGATAGTGGTAAGGTTTACAGATACACAAAGAAAAATAGATATCTTGGTAAAGCAACAGCTAAGGTTGCAAACCCATCACTCACTGCTGGTGACAACTTGTACGTTAATGGATTTAGAATTACACTAAACGACACTTCAATTGAAACATTGAGTGAACAGATTAATGCCAGCGGCATTCCAGGAATTAGCAGTTCAATTGCCAATGGTTTGTTAACTATTGAAAGCACTAGTAAACTAAAAAGAAACAAACTATTTGTTACTGGTATGGATCATACAATATGTGATGATTTAGATATTGGTAAATTTGAATACGAACAAACTATTGCAGTGCCAGGCGGAGCACGTAGTGAGAGCTTTGGATTAAGTATCAGCGTTGGCGACTCAGATGAAACGCTACTAATTGGAAGCGGAAATAGTAAAACATTACAAGCATTAATAATTGACAAAGCAGAAGATACTACAGAATCAACTACTACATTTGATGGAAACAGTACTGCATTTATTGATCAAATCTTTGGAAGTAATGCATACATTTACGAACTATTTGAAAACAAAGAAACTCACGTATCCAATACAGGATTACAAATATTTGCACAGAAATTTGACTTAATAAAGAATCGTAGATTTGATTTCTTTGGTCTGGGACTTGATCTTAAAAACCAATATATTATTGTAGGCGATCCAGGTGATGACAATATTGTGCCCAATGGTGGTACTGCTTGGTTATACAAAACTAATAACACCAGAATCTGGTCACGTACAAGGCAAGAAGGTACACATGTTGATATTGATACACTAAGTCGTATGTTGATATATAGCAAAGAATCAAATTCAATTATTTCAAACTTTGATTATATTGATCCTGCTAAAGGAAAGGTACTAGGACAAGCTGAAATAAACCTTGATTACAAAACAGCAACTGATCCTGCTTTTTATACAACTAACCCGAGTAGCAGAGTTGACGTACAGGTTGACGAAAACATGCACTGGGGTGAAGATCAAGTTGGAACAACTTGGTGGGATTTAAGTTTGGTTAGGTACGTAGACTACGAACAAGATTCCTTAACTTATCGTATTAAGAACTGGGGTAAATTATTCCCAGGAAGTGTAGTAAGTGTTAGCGAATGGATTGAAAGTACTGTTAAGCCAAGTGAATATACTTCATTAACTGATGCAGACGGAGTGCCAAAATATACTGGCGAAGGAACATTTGTTACTACTACTGCCGTTGACGAAAGCACAGGAATTGTTAAAGAAAAATACTATTATTGGGTAACAAATAAAAATAGTGCTATTAACAAAACTAGAAGTATTGTTGGTATTGCAGAAATGATTGAGCAACCTGAATTGCAAGGTATTCCGTATGCCGCATTGGTTGCAGAAAACGCAATAAGTTTATACAATGTAAATGATAAACTAAGTGGTACAGACACAGTCTTACAAATTCGTTACGATAAGATACGCAACTCTAATACTGTACACACTGAATATGAATTGATACAAGAAGGCAATCCTGATAGTAATATTCCAGAAAGTATTATTAGTAAATTAATTGATAGTTTAGCAGGTGAAGATTCATCAGGTTTTGTTGTTCCAGACTCTGGATTACTTGAGCAGGATCGTTACGGCATCAATGTTAGACCTCGACAGACAATGATTATTAATAGACAAGAAGCACTAAAAAACTTTGTTGGTTCAGCCAATGCTGTATTAATAAAACATCCTATTAGACAACAAAAGATTTTAACTAGACTACTTAGTTCTGAGCCTGTACCAGGAGTAACTGAATTTGATTCAGTGGTTGACATTTATGATGAATTAGCATATCTTGATTTAACAGCATTATCTGCAGGACATAGAGTATATGTTAAGGTTGATAGTACGATTGAAAACCGTTGGTCAATATATACATTGAACAGTGCAAATGATTTTGTTTTAACTAGAGTACAATCATATGATACAAATTTCTTTTGGGATTATGTTGATTGGTACGCTGAAGGTTGGTCAGTAACAAATAGGCCAGACTATACTGTTGATTACGAAGCAGATGTTAAAAAACTAAGTCTAGTTCCAGCAGGAAGTGTTATTAAAGTTAGATACAACCAAATTGGGACATTTACACTATACAGGACTATAAATTACAACGACGTTAATAATCTAACATTAATTGGTCTTGGTAACGGAACAGTTCAAATAACAGATAAACTTTATGATAGTTCAAAGTATACATTAGGATTTGCTACTGAAAACTTTGACAGTGAAAGATTTGATATTAATCCTAGTGTTGAAATACGCAATATCTTTAATGCACTTAGATTTGATATCTACATTGGTGAACTACGTGAAGAGTTTAACAAGTTATTCTTTACATTGGTTTACTATATTCTTTACACACAAAGAAATACTGACTGGATATTTAAAACCAGTTTCATAACTGTTTTCCATCAGTTACGTGAATTAACTCAGTATCCAAGTTATGTTAAAGACAATCAAAATTATTACATTGATTATATCAATGAGGTTAAACCGTATAGAAGTAAGATACGTGAATATTTAATTAGTTATGCTGGTAACGATACTTTCTTTGGCAACGTGTCAGACTTTGATTTACCTTCATACTACGAGGAAACTATTGATGCTTTCCGTAGTCCGTCAGGAGAAGGTATCAATGATAATACATTACTTGAGCAAACACAATACCAGGATTGGGTATCAAATAAAGCATTGACACTTGAAAGTATTCAAGTTGCACAAGGTGGAGAAGGCTATACAGTTCCTCCGGTTGTTACAGTTAACGATGGTGTAACTGGAGCATTGTCTAGTGTTAAACCAATTGCTAAGATTAATCCATCAACAGGAAAAGTTACAAGTATTACATTCAGTGGAACATACACATTTAATTCTAGTCCAATCATTAACATTAACGGTAACGGAACAGGTGGCAAAGCATATCCTGTTATGGTTAATAACAAAGTTAGAGGACTAAACACTACAATTAAATTTGATAGAACAACATATAGAAGTAACTTGGTTAAATGGACATCTACATTAGATGTTGTGTCTGGTGATTATGTTTATTACCAAAACGAAATTTACCAAGCCACGCAAGATGTACCAGCAAGTACAATATTTGATTTTAGATTTTTTACACAACTAAGTCATGAATATGGAAACGCACTTGATAGAATTGTTGCGTACTATGTCAATGAAGATGGAGTAGCTGGTGAAGATTTACTTACAAACTTGATCATTGGTATCAACTACCCAGGTGTAATAGTCACAGGGTTAAAATTTAGTGATGAAAATGTTGCAGGAGACTTTATTGACTCATACATTCAAAGTACGTATCTTGATACTGCTTTGGGTACTCGTGCTGAAGATATCAGCATTGACGGTGGAGCATTTGTTGACAAGTATAGCTCGCATGCCCCAGAAGAATTAGTTCCAGGAATTAATTTTGATACATTAATTTTAAGTGTGTTTACAAGAGTAACAGATAACACAGGTGCAATAGTTAGTGGACCTCCACTAGGATATAGAGTTGTGCATGATTTAACTGGAAGTCAAGAGTTATGTCCAACCGATTGGACTTCGTCTATAACATACAACAAAGGCGATTATGTAAAATACAACGGAATTTATTATGTTGCTATTGCAGATGTTAAAAATAAACTTACATTAACACCAGATACTAATGCACGTTGGAGATTTGTTTGGAAGCCTCCGGTTGCATGGAATAGTGATGCTGATTATGACAAAACGGCATACGCTACCTATAATGGACATACATATGTAACCAGGCATAAAATAGATCATAAAGGCACAGTAGCACAAACAGCAGACTTACCGGTGTCAGCATCAAATATAGATTTTGATCTGTACTACGTAACAGCAGAATCAACACACTATTACTGGAAAGATACTGACAATGCATGGCTAGTTGCAAGTGCTGACACTTGGGTACCCAAGTCTGTCTATAGAAAAGGTGATAGCATTGTATACAATGGAACACTTTATAAATCACGACGTGGATTTAATTACAAAACAGAAGTTGCTGATATAGCTTCATTGCCATCAACTGACCAACTTGAAAGTGATGTACATTTTGTTACAGATCAATCAAACTATTATTACTGGAATGGCTTTAATTGGGCAGTAGCTGGATCAACTCCAGCCAACCAACCAGCTTTTTGGTTAGGATTAACACAGATTTCAGAAACGTTAGGTAGTACACCATTAAGTATGCCAATTATATGGCAACAGGTCAATGTTGAAAGTAATACAGGAACATGTCCGGTTAAATTTGCTCCAGAAACTTCACGTAAGTATTATAGAATTGCAGAAGCACGTTCAACAGTATTAACACAACCCTTTGATTGGTCGGATACTACACTACATCTACAAGATGTTAGTAAAATTCCAGACCCAGACCCAGGACTTGGAAAACCAGGAGTACTGTATTGTCAGGGAGAAATCATATACTACTATGAAAAAGATACTGTTAATAATACCGTTGGTAGAATACGCAGAGGTGTACTAGGAACTAGTGTACCGGCTACTATCGCAGTCGGTACTAGAGCAGACGATCTAGGATACTTACAATCATTACCAGACAATTCAGATCACACAGACTGGATGAATGGTTTGAATGAATTTGGATTTATTGAAGTTGGCGATTTTGACTACATTGGTCCAGGATTTGGTTATGCATTCAACCAAAGTTTCCCAGATAGTCCAAACGATGCAGACAGTGATCCAGGTGATGCACCATTCGATTACAGTATTAGTATTTCGTCGGGTGGAGGTGCATCTGAGCAAGCCACTTTCTTATCCAAAGCAACGGCTTATAACCCATGATAAATAATGATAATACAACAGTAGAGCAGGATACTGATAATATGAAAAATGATACAAAAACAACTAGAGTGCCCGACGAACAAGGTGGTTTCCATCTTCAAGGGCATATCAAAATACACGATCCAGATTCTGGTGAAGTATTTGTTAATAAACGTAATGCAATTCATTATGAAAACATAAGTGAAGCACTAGCGTTCAATTTAGCAAATAAAAATAGTAATTACGTTTACGAAATGCATTTTGGAAATGGTGGCACAACTGTTAATGCTACTGGTGTTATTACATACAACCCTGCAAACACCAATGCACAGAACAGTAGTTTATACAATCCAACATACAGTAAAATTGTAGACGATACAGACAGTAACAACCTTGATGCAACAAGGAATAAAATGGAAATTAGACACACACCAGGTCAGCCATATACAGATATATTAGTAACATGCTTACTTGATTATGGTGAACCAAGTGATCAAAGTGCATTTGATAACGTACAAGATTTAAACGGAGATTATGTGTTTGATGAATTAGGTCTAAGAGCCAGGAGTACAGATGGTACAAGCGGATTAACAACAACAGGCAAACTACTTACTCACGTTGTGTTTCACCCCGTGCAAAAGTCATTGAATAGACTTATCCAAATCGATTATACTGTTAGAATTCAAACATTAACAAATCTAAGTAGTATTAGTTGAGGAATAGAATAAAATGTCATACGTTATAAACAGAACCAATGGTGATATATTAATTAACTTACCCGATGGTGCATTGGATAATAGTACAGGATTGTCGCTGGTTGGTCGAAATTATATCGGCTATGGCGAAATCCAACAAGAAAACTTTATTAAGTTGTTAGAGAACTTTGCAAATTCAACAAGACCTAGTCAAGCAATGACAGGGCAACTTTGGTATGATACAGCAACTGGTTCTTTGAAATATTACAACGGTAGTGTTTTTAAACCAATTAGTAACTTGACAGTGGCAGGTGAATTAGGCAGGCCTTTAAATACTAATATTGGCGACCAATGGTTCAACACTGATCAAAACGAATTTTATATGTGGAATGGTACAAGTTGGACATTAATTGGTCCAACTGATTTATCTAGATTAGCAAGTGTCTTTATTAAAGGAACACTAACCAATGTAGCCCAGCTACCTACATCAGGACAAGTTGCAGGCGATGCATACTTAATTGACGGTGACTTACATATTTGGGACACTGAGCGTTGGACTAATGTTGGTGAAGTACAAGGACCTACAGGCCCAGCTGGACCGCAAGGCTCTACTGGAGACCAAGGACCACAAGGAGTTGCAGGCCCAGCAGGATCAGCTGGTGTACAAGGACTTAGAGGTATTCAAGGAATACAAGGCGAACAAGGAATACAAGGTGCTACTGGACCACAAGGTGCAACTGGTGCTGAAGGTACTGATGGTACTAGTATTACTATTCTTGGAAGCGTAGCGGCTGAGGTTGATTTACCCGCATTAGGTACACTTGGAGATGGATATTTAATCAGTGGTAGTTTATATGTATGGAATGGAACAGCTTGGGAGAATGTTGGTAGTATTCAAGGACCAACTGGACCCACAGGACCGCAAGGAATTGCAGGACCAACCGGACCACAAGGACCAGCAGGACCCACTGGCTCTCAAGGAGATGCTGGACCAACAGGTAGTCAAGGAGTTGCAGGACCCACAGGAGCAACTGGACCACAAGGACCGGCAGGACCACAAGGACCAACTGGACTTACTGGATCACAAGGAGCCACAGGAGCTCAGGGAGCAACTGGACCACAAGGAGTTCAAGGAGTTGCAGGACCAGTTGGACCTGAAGGACCAGCAGGATCAAATGCATGGACAGAAATTACTGGAAAACCATCTTTCGCTACTGTGGCTACCACAGGAGATTATGGAGATTTAATCAATCAGCCAGCCTTTGCTACGGTAGCCACAACTGGTGCTTACGCAGACTTAACTGGAAACACGTCTATTCCACTAGCTGGAACGGCCGCACTAACTGGTAACATAGTTCCTATTGCTGATGGTACACTGGATCTTGGATCGTCATCTAAGACTTTTAGTACAGTCTATGCTGGCACATTCAACGGAACTTCCACTACTGCACAATACGCTGACGTTGCAGAACGTTTTCATGCAGATGGTTTATATGATGCAGGCACAGTGGTTGCGTTAGGCGGTGTAAATGAAATTACAGCGGCAGTTGAAGAAGCCAGTGAAGAAGTATTTGGAGTTATTAGTACTAAACCAGCACATTTAATGAATGCCGGTGCAGGTACAAACGGAACACACCCGGCTGTAGCTGTTAGCGGAAGAGTTCCTGTTAAAGTAGTAGGCAAAGTTAAAAAAGGTCAAAGACTTATAAGTGCCGGCAATGGCATTGCAAAAGGAGCGACTAAAGAAGAAATAACAAACTTGAATGTTATTGGTCGCAGTTTAGAAAATAAAGATGATGAGGCCTTTGGAACAATTGAAGCTATTGTTCGACTAAATTCGTAAATAGGATCAACTAAGTGTCTAGAAAATTAATTACTTTTCCGCATCCAGGTGTTTACACTATTACTCTTCCTGAAGGAATAGAAGCATATGCAAAAGTACGATTATGGGGAGGCGGCGGCGGGGCCGGTGCCAATAGTACTGGTCAAGCAGGTGGAAGTGGTGCGGCTGGAGTTCATATAAGAACCAATTTATTTTATCTAAAAAAACATATAACTATGACAGTTGCTGTAGGTGCAGGCGGCGGACAATCTGGCTCCCATCCTGGAAGTAACTTAGCACTAGGTGGTAAGTCCTTATACGAAGAAAACGGTTTTAAAACATCTGGAGGTGCTGGCGGCTGGCACGGGCACAAAAACTCTAATAATTCTATGGGTAGAGGTGGCGCCGGCGGAGGTGCAAGTTTAGTATTAGTTAATAACCTAGTTCTTGCCGCCGCAGGAGGCGGCGGTGGTGGTGGAGGTGCAAGTGTTGGACACGCAGGCGGCCATGGAACCACAACACCTGGTGATTACGCATTTGGCCCCGGTCAACAAGGACAGGAAATGATTGGCAATGGCGCCGGAGGCGGAGGCGGTGGTGGCGGCCCAAACTCTGGACGCGGCGGACACTTTGGTGCAGATAATGTCTCTGGTGGAGGCGGTGGAAGTTCCGGCGGATACATATTAAGTGCCACCGGTGGAGGGTTCGCTGAACTTGGAATTGGTCGTACACCAGTCAAATTTGATGATGGAACATTTAGATACGGTCAAGGTGGACTTACTAATTACGAACTTGGTGCCAACGGTTATGCTGAAATAGAATTTACAATTGGAAAGATTGGACACGTCAAAAGATCAGGTGAGTGGCAAGAAATTGTTACTGCACATCAAAAAATTAATGGAGATTGGAAAAAGATACAATCAGCTTATTTAAAAACACAAGGCGATCATTTTGCCACTGGATCTTGGAATATAGTTAACAACTACGGTGAAGAACCAGATTTAACTTTTGTACCCAACGATGGTATTTTTGGCCATGCTCCTGCAAGTGCTCAATATGTTGATCCACCCCCACCACCCCCACCGCCGCCAGTACGTGAACCAAACAATCCAAACACTGGTGATGGTGACTTCAGCGGCATGGATTTTTGATGAATAAAAGACCATAAATAGTTTATATTAAGAGAACTGTGTACAATCACATAGGAGATCAATCAATGACATTCGACGAATATAAAATAGCTGTTAAAAGTAGGTATGATGCACTATCAGAAGTAGAAAAAGAACATATCAGAGAAGCAGTACGCGAAGAACATGCAACTACATTAATTAAAATTCTTGGTCCTGAATTATTTGAAGGCATGCCTAGGCTTGCACAAGCAAAGTCTCATAAGATAACATAAATACTACAAAGATAGAGAGCATCAATGGATATTTACAAGAGTAACGGAGACTTATTTACTACACTAGCTGATGGTACAACTACCACAGTTAATGACGCACCTGTTATTCTTGCAGGGCGTAACTTTGCAGGTTATGGTAAAGTCTTAAACGAAAATACATACAAATTAGCTGAAAACTTTGCTTCCCCTAGTGCTCCAGTTGGACCAGTTACTGGGCAAGTTTGGTATAATACCGCACACAAGATACTTTATGTATTTAAAGGATCATCTGCAGGTTGGAAGCCATTGGCATCTGAAAGTATATCACTTGAAACACCAGCAAACCCAGCAGTTGGTGATTTTTGGTGGGACACAGGTAAAGATCAATTAAAAGTATACAGCGGATCAGGCTTTAAAGTTATTGGTCCAGATTATGAAAAGAACTGGGGCGAGTCAGGATGTATACCTTTTATTGTACCTGACAACAATACTATTCCACACGTTGTTCTTAAAATAGTTACAGGCGGCACTATTGCCGCAATTATTAACCAAGATGCTGAATTTGTTCCTCAACCAGCACTAGTTGGATTTGATACTATTAAAAACGGAATTAATATTAACAAATCAACACCAAACTTTCATTTCCACGGCATAAGCGAAGATTCAACCAAATTGGGAAATCAACTAGCAACTGAATATGTTAGAAAGAATCAAGATAGCACAATCAATGCCAATGTAACAATCAATGGATCTCAAGGATTAAAGATTGCATCTGGTGGAACTACACACGGTAGAATATACACTGATCAAAATATTAAAAGCATAAGTTTTGATAACGAACAATTAAATGCTGATTTTGAATTCTTTATTAATTTTAATGGAACACGAACTAGAGCAATGACTATTCAAGGAAACACAGGAGAAATCCAAGTGGGTCCAAGTTTTGCTGGTACACAACCTTCAACTGAGCAAGGAGTTGCTCATAGAGGATATGTTACAAGTGTTAGAAGTGATATTACAGCAGATTATACAACAGCAATTAACACTGCTAAAGATGAATTAAACAATACTATTAGTAGAATTAATACTCGATTGATTTCAGCTGAAACTACTATATCAGGTCATACAGCAGATATATCAACAATCAATACAGTATTGAATACTAAAGCACCATTGAATGCCCCAGTGTTCATTGGGACACCACAAGCCGCAACACCAAACCTAACTGATAACAGTCAAAAGTTAGCAACAACGGCTTATGTTCAAGCAATCAAAGCTCAAGTTATAGCAGAAATACAAAACTGGGCACAAAATAGAGACAACGAAGTAAGATCTGAGGTAATAGCTCAAATCACACCAAAAGCACCTCTTGCATCACCTCAACTTGCAGGTCAACCATTAACGCCTACTGCAACAGCAAACCAAAGCGATCAGCAGATTGCAAATACAGAGTTTGTTACGCAGGCAATTATCAATGATGAAAAATGGCATGGATCTAAGAAATTTGTTTCCACAGAAACGCCAGATAGTGCTACTGGAGTTGATGGAGATTTTTGGTTTGTCGTTGATCAGTAAGACTACGATGTTGATAAATAAAACATATAAAGTGAAATATACTTGTACGGAGAACATGTAAATGCCATATACAATTACCAAAACAGATGGTACTACGCTAATTAACTTAGCAGACGGGTTGACTGACGAAACAACCACAAGTCTTGTACTAATCGGAAAAAACTATTCAGGTTACGGTGCTTTCCTTAACCAGAACTTTGTCAAAATATTAGAGAACTTTTCAAACTCTGCCGCCCCAGATGATCCACTTACTGGACAACTTTGGTATGATAGTGCTAACAAACTACTTAAAGTGTTCACAGGAAGTGCTTGGAAAGTTATTTCGAGTTCAATTAGTAGTTCATCCGCCCCAGCTGATCCAGTTGTTGGCGATTTATGGTGGGATACCACAAATACTCAGCTTAAAGTTTACTCCGGAACTAGCTTTGTAACAATTGGCCCAGCATTTACAGCAACATCAGGACAAACAGGTGCAGTAGCAGATATTATTGCTGATAACACAGTTAGTAACGCTACTCACGTTGTTGTTAAGTTCTTCGTTAATAACCAATTAACTAGTATACTAAGTAGAGATGCAGAGTTTACTCCATTAACAGCAGGTTCTGCTCCAGGTTTCACTACAATCAAACCAGGCTTTAATTTAAGTACAGCAATTTCAGGACTTAAATATTGGGGCGATGCAGATAACGCTACTTCACTTAACGGTGTTGCGGCAACAGCATATGCTACACTAGCAGGAACCACAGCATTTACAGCCGCACAATCAATTCAGAATAACAGCGGACTAAACATTGGTTCAAGTAACGATATGAGTTTAACTGTTACATCGGGTGCTAGTAACGTTACTAGTGTAACAAACGGAAATGATCTTGATTTTTATGTTAAATCAAGCAACGTTAACACCAAAGTACTTTCATTAACAGGCGCAGGCCGTGCAGAAGTTCCAGTTGGTGTTCCAACAACTACAAATGGTATTGCGACTAAAGGTTATGTTGATGGTGAAATTACTACATTAACAAACGCTATTGCTGGTTCAGGTAGTAGCATTTCAGATATTCAAACACAGTTAGCGTCATTACTAAAACATGACGGTACAAATGAAATTACAGGTAGTATTAGAGTTTCAACAGGAAACTCATTTAGTTTAGGTAATGCTACACACAAATTTAACACAATTTATGCTTCCACATTTAATGGAACTTCAACCCAAGCACAATACGCTGACTTGGCGGAGCGTTTTGCCAGTGATGGCAGTTATGCTCCTGGAACAGTTGTTGCACTAGGTGGAGCAGAAGAAATTACCAAAGTGGCCAATGATTTATCAGACGATGTCTTTGGCGTGGTAAGTAGTAGAGCGGCATACTTAATGAATAGTGGTGCCGGAGACGATGAAACGCATCCAGCGATTGCAGTTAGTGGAAGAGTTCCGGTAACAGTAGTTGGAACAGTCAATAAGGGTGACAGATTAGTGAGTGCAGGTGATGGCCGTGCTAGATCCGCTACTAAAGATGAAATTACCCCTTGGAACGTCATCGGACGTTCTTTAGAAGATAAATGGACAGACGAGGAAGGCCAAGTCGAAGCCATTGTTAAATTAACATCATAATTATAGGGTAAAAACAAAATGACATATAGCCAAGGTGGATTAATCCAAGCGGTTGATTACAATACATTCGCACAAGGTGGTGCGTCTGTAACGCATACAACTGCGAACATTAACACAGTTTGGGGTGTCGGAACAGGAAACAAAGGATACGGCCAAACATCAACACTATCAACAGTTGGAGTTGAAACCGTAACAGCAACGCAATGGGCTACATTGATTGCTAGACTTGATTCTATCCTAACACACCAAGCAGGATCTGGATCAGGAATTAGTGCTCCGACAGCAGGAAGTAACATTGCTTTCCTAAGCACACTAAGTTCTAAGATTACAGACGGAATGAACAATCGTTTAGATGCAAATTCAAACGGATCTGATGCAACTGCAACAGGCAGTTCAACATACAACTATACAACTAATACTGGAACACAAAGTTTTACACGTACAGCAACATTCGCTAGTGCGGACCAAGCACGTTATTTCTTTAACGCAGGTGGTAAACTAATTTGGAACTTTTCATCAACTAATCAAAACAGTACATCAAAAAGTGGTGACTGGGTTACATTACTAGGCCACATTGGAACTATTGTCATTGGCGGTCAAACTAACAGTCGTACAGGAACAGGTGGTACATTAAACTCATCTAATACAGCATTAGGATATTGGAATGCAGGCACAAGCGCCGCATCAATTCTAAGACTATTCGGTGCCACAGGTACAGCAGACTATAACAACAACGATGTACAAGTTAAAATCCATACAAATGGTGTACAAGGTTCTAACGCAGACGTTGGTCAGATTGTAACATTGACTGTAGAATTAACTGATACAGCCGCTGATGGATTTGATGATGCGGTTAGTGTAAATGTTGTTACTTCTCTTACTGTTCGCCCACCAGAAACAACTAATTTAGCAAATACATGGGGATCCATTACTCCAGGTTAATAAATTTCCACTAATTAAACCAAAAAAAGAAAAACCCACTTGACAGAGTGGGTTTTTTGTTATATACTACTAGCAACTTTCGTTTAGGAGTATTACATGGTTTACGAAGACACTTTACCTAGAATAATCAATATCTTAGAAGAACACCTAGGTGTTGAAGAACAAAATATATATTTAAATTCAGACTTTGTTGATGATCTGGGGGCCGATAGCCTGGATACCATTGAGTTGGCTATGGCATTTGAAGAAGAATTTCAGATTGAAATAGATGATAGCGATGCTGAAAATTTTCATACCGTAGAGGATGCAATTACCTTTATAGAGAATGTAAGAAAAGTTCAAGGAAAATAATATGACTGATATAGTAGAACGTGTTAAGTCAGCTACTAAATTCCAAACAAATAAAAAAGCACTTAGAGAAAAAATGGTTACAGAGTTACATGTAACCTATAATGGTGGACTGTTTTATATCACACCTGAACTAATTTCTTTTTTGTCAACCTGGAACGACGAAGACATGTTCCTCGAAGATACGTATAATAATCCTATTGCTATTAAACGTTATGAATTATTAGAGTTAGCCAATCAACGTTACCAAGCAGTAATGAATGATTGGCATACTCAACACCAGGAACTAAAACGTGTCAGAAAAGTCTAAAGGTGTATTAATATTTGCAACTAATACAAAAGAAATTGATTATATAAAGATTGCAAAAATTAATGCTAAACTAATTAAAAAGTATCTTGGATTGCCAACAACTATTGTAAGTGGTACAAAGTCAAGTAATAAAAGAAGAGTGGACAATGAAATAGTTGAATGGCAAAATACCGGAAGGTGTGAAGCATACGACTTATCTCCATATGATCAAACTATATTAGTTGACGGCGATTATCTAATATTTGATAGTAATTTACTCAAAGTACTTGACACTGTACAAGATTATGCTATAGTAGACAAGAACACTTATGTTAACAAAGAAAACTTGGTTGATACTCTTGGACAGTTATCGATTGGTCCTATGTTATGGGCTACAGTAATTGTATTTAATAAGACACAGAAGTCAAAGGATTTATTTGAGTTTGCTAAAATGATACAAAACAACTATCCTTATTATCGTGCATTGTATAAATTACAGACAAGTAATTTTCGCAATGATGCCGCTTTTACTATTGCAGATAGGTTAGTAAATGGTTATGTTGAAGATACTTCTACTAAAATACCGTGGAGTATACAAACTATTCAAGGCAAAGTTAACCAAATTATTATAGACGATTGGATCAAAGTTATTACAGACGACGGAGCATATGTTTTACCATACATATCTTTGCATTTCCACGACAAACAATATCTACAAAGTATAGAGTTTGAAGAGGTATTAAATGCGTAAACAACCACATTGTGCTCAAAGAGGATTTCTAACTATTGCACAGAACACAAATGATGTGGATTATTTAGAGCTGGCCTACCTTCAGGCGCTAAATATAAAGGTAACTCAGCCCGACAGTCTATATGCTGTCATAGTTGACGAGTTTACTAAGTCTCAAATAACAGACACTCAACGCCGTGCGTTCGACTACGTTATTACCCTAGAAATTGATGAAGCTGAAAATGATGAATGGAAGTTGGCCAACGAATGGCAATCATTCTGGTTAACGCCGTTTAAAGAGACCATCAAACTTGAATCTGATTTGCTGTTTCCAAGGAATATCTCCCATTGGTGGCCAGCACTTAGATTAAGAAATGTAGTTTTAAGTCATGGAGTAGTAGATCTGCAACAACGTTTATACACAGGCAATCGCTATCGTAAGTTATTCAGTGATAATAATTTACCTGATGTATATAATGGTATGATGTATTTCCGGTACAGTCGCGAAGCAACAGAGTTTTTTACCCTAGCTCGTGACGTATATCGTAACTGGACTGAAGTGCGTGATTTTGCACTTACTAATATACGTGATGAAAATCCTACAACTGATGTTGTTTACAGTATTGTATCAGCAATGTTAGAAATTGAGCCTTATGTTCCTAGCTTAGATTTCTTTACATTTGCACATATGAAACCGGGTATACAAGGTTGGGCTGAGAGTACACAAATATTTGATAGTGTGCTGGTTGAAAATGAATTAAATGAATTGCGTATTAATAACGTACAACAACTTCAACCAGTACATTATCATGATAAAAAATTTAAAGTTAAGGAGTTAATACAAGACTATGAAAAACATATGGGATGATTTACAAGACGAAAACAAAGGCCACGTTGTGTATCCTAAACTTAAGATATGGCATTTACTTGCATTCCTTACAGTGGGATTAACTCTGCTATGGATTTTAAAATAATGGATTTTATCTACAGGTTATACTATGATGAGGCAGGAATGCCTATTAGGATAACAGTCAATGAAGAGGTTCCTGGTAGATTTATTCGTATCAATAAAGCAATGTACGATAGACCTGAGTATACACGCCTAAGAGTAGTCAATGGAAAACTTACTCGTGCAACAGATAATCCTGATCAAATGTTATTACAAAAATGTAAAATCAGTTCGTATAAGTCTGCTAAGAATCATGCTGGTATATTAATTAACTCCGGAGAAGGGCAATACTATGGATTTGAAAATCACTGATGTTGCAGATTTAGACTGCATCTATTTAAGTTATGACGAACCTCAGAAAGAAGAATTCTGGCTACAAATACAGAATATTGTTCCATGGGCAAAACGAGTAGATAACGTTAAAGGATCAGATGCGGCTCATAAGGCGTGTGCTGATGCAAGTGACACTAACTTTTTTGTTTTAATTGATGGCGATAATATTCCAGATCCAGAGTTTTTTAATTTACAAATTGAAACGCCTAGCGAAGACTCTGCTTTTAGATGGAAAGCACGTAACCACATTAATGGATTAATGTATGGTAATGGTGGCATGAGTGTCTGGAGCAAAGGCTTTGTTAACAATATGCGAACCCACGAAGCAAGTGACGGGAGTCACGAAACGGCTGTAGAGTTTTGTTTCGAGGAAACTTACTACCCTATGCACAACTGCTATAGCACTACATATCCTAACGGAAGTCAATATCATGCCTGGAGGGCTGGTTTTCGCGAAGGTGTTAAAATGTGCTTAGATCGTGGACGCAAGCCAAGTCTGCAAGAGTTCGATGATAACGCAAAGAAACGTAATCTAGATCACTTGCAGATTTGGCAAACAATTGGTCGTGATGTTGAACACGGAGAAGAAGCAATCAACGGAGCTCGGTACGGCACATACAAAACAATGTTGTCGGATTGGGATTTTACTCAAGTACAAGACTTTGATAAACTTGCATACTTACATGAAGAATACCTCGAAGTTACTGCAATAGGAAATCATAATGACATGGAAACTATTACAGAATTACTTAATAATAGATTAGCATTAAATATTGTTGAACTTGATGCAGAACAAAGTGCTTTCTTTAAATATCACTATGCAACTGGTCATAAAAACTTAGAGCTAATGACAAAAGAAATTGATGTTATTCGCAGAATAGAGGGTTGGTAAAATGGCAATAGATAAAGATATCGTTATTGAAAACTTACGTAAAGTTTTTGATCCAGAAATAAGTTGTAATGTATATGATTTAGGATTGATATACGATATTGCGATAGATCAAAGCGAATACGAAGTTACAATCACGCACACATTAACAAGTGCATTCTGTCCGTTTGCAGATCAAATTGTTAGTGATATACAACAAGCAGGGTATGCACCAGAAGTGTTGAGTGTTATTGTTAACACAACATTTGATCCACCGTTTACAATAGAAATGGTACCTGAAGAAACTCGATTTATGATGGGATGGTAAATGAACAAGGGTGACGAATCCGTAGGTAATAAAAGTAAGTTTATGGCTAGTGCCGAGTTTATGAAAGATAATCTTGGCCACGGCTTGTGTTTAGCAAAATGGAAACAAGTAAGTTTTCATTTACCAACAGGGCTGAATAATAGTTGCTATCATCCTCCGTTGCATCAAATGGATCGCGAGAAAGTAAAACTCGATCCTAATGCATTGCACAATACAGAACACAAAAAAGAACAGCGTAAAATGATGCTCAAAGGTGAACGTCCTCCAGAGTGTCAGTATTGCTGGAACATTGAGGATTCAGGTAACCTAAGCGATAGACATTATCGCAGTGGAGAACCTTGGGCGGCCAGTGATTACGAAGCAATTAAAAACAGTACTGGTGACGAAGACTGGAAACCTAGTTACGTTGAAGTTAATTTTAATAATGCATGTAACTTGGCCTGTTCGTATTGCAGTCCACAATTTAGTAGCACATGGATGAAGGAAACTAAAAAAGTAGGAGCATATCCTACTAGTGTTCCGCATAATGCACCTGAACATTTTGTTGGGCGTAATAGACCAATTCCACACAGAGAAGAAAATCCATATGTTGATGCGTTTTGGGAATGGTGGCCCTCGTTATACCCACACCTAAAACATTTCCGTATGACTGGTGGTGAACCATTGATGGATAACAATACATATCGTGTGTTTGATTATGTACTAGCATTACCAAATCCAGAGTTACATCTAAATGTAACAAGCAACTTCAGTGTTGAAGATAAACTGTTTGAAAAGTATATTGGTTACGTAAAAAAGTTATGTAAAACACAAATAGAACATTTTATGCAATATGTTAGCCTTGACACTGGTGTGCCAGAACAAGCAGAATATATTAGGCACGGACTTCAATGGACTCGTATGCATCATAATGTATATAGGTATTTAGGAGAAGTGCCCGAGCGTAATAGTTTAACATTTATTATTACAATGAATAACTTGAGTGTGAGTGGAATTAAAAAGCAGTTAGAATGGATACTTGATTTACGTAAAGCGTTTAGTTCAACTTATCAGCGTATATGGTTTGATACACCATTGTTGCGTCAACCAACTTGGCAAAGTCTACAGATATTGCCATGGCCTTATGCTGAAAAATTAGAAGAAGTTGCAAATTGGATGGAACGAAACTTAGAAACCAAAGACGATCCATTCCACGGATTTAAAGATTATGAAGTACAGCGTATGCGTAGAGATATAGCGTGGATGCGTAAAGGAGATGAATTACCTGAACAATATTTGCAAAACAATCGTGCAGACTTTTATAGGTTCTTTACTGAACACGATAAACGCAGAGACACAAACTTTTTAGCAACATTTCCTGAGATGGAAGAGTTTTGGAAACAGTGTAGATATTATGCTCAAAGATAACGATAAATTTTGTGTGCGTCCGTTTATGCATAGTCTAGTAGACACCCAAGGACGTTTTATGCCTTGTTGTCGTAGTTTTGTTACAACAGATTTTAATATGAAAACACACTCTGTTGACGAGTGGTGGAATAGCGATTATCTCAATGATCTAAGAAAGCGTATAAAGAACAATGAACACAGTGATGAATGTGTTCGTTGTTATAAACAAGAGGAGCAAGGATCAAAAAGTTTTCGACAGTACAGCAATGAACGTTGGAGTGACATAACAGAACAAACAGAACAGCCACTGGATTGGGAAATACAGTTATCAAATTTATGTAACTTGAAATGCTTGATGTGTAATCCGCAATCTAGTAGTCAATTTTTAGTTGAAGAAAACAAACTGTTTGACAAGGTATGGGATCAGAAGAAATACGATTGGAATGAAAAAGACAATTACAAGATACTTGAAATAATGGAACACTGTGATAGTTTTATTCTAAGAGGAGGCGAACCGTTTATGTTGCCTTGGGTTCGCGATATTCTTTCATCATTGACACAACGTAAAGAAATAATGATTGCAACAAATGGAACTAAATTTGATCAAAGTTGGGTTGATGTATTGTCAGCACACGACATTAAGATGTGTTTAAGTATTGACGGATATGCAGAACTTAATCATTACATAAGATATCCAAGTAAATGGAATGTTATAACTAATAATATAGAGTTGATGCGTCAAATACCCGATGCTAATATTTTTGTAAACACAGTCGTACAAAATTTAAATGTATTATATATTGATAGATTATTAGAGTGGGCTGAACAGGAAGAGCTTTTTGTACAGTTTGATATATTAACAAAGCCTCATTATCTGGCACCTGTATGTTTGCCAAAAGAATTAGCTCAACTTGCACAAGATAGACTTCGTGCTGTTGACTACGAAGCACAAAATGGTTTAGAAGGAATTATCAATACATTGGATAACTCCAATGAAGAAAACTGGAAAGAATTTTTAGATATGATTACTATTAGAGATAGACATCGTGGCACAAAGATAGTAAACTATATATCCGAAATGGAGGAACACTTTGCCTAAGTTAGTTAATGAAACAGATTTAGAATTTAGAAAAAGAATTCTTGATCCAAAGAGTGCAAGTTTTTGTGGAGCCAAATGGTATAATGCTACTATATGGTTAGGCAGTGGTATGACTACAAGTTGTCATCATCCACCAGCACACAAAGTTGATGTTGATGAAGTTAAATTTAATCCAAGAGCATTGCACAACAGTTCACAAAAGAAACAAGATCGTGCTGATATGCTCACAGGTGTAAGGCCCAAAGGTTGCGAATACTGCTGGAAGATTGAAGATATTAAACGAGATAATATCAGTGATAGAGTTTACAAAAGTGTAATCTACAGTGACAAATTATTACAAGATGCATACAATACACCTCCGGAAGATGATGTTAACTTGCGTACACTTGAAATTGCTTTTGATAGAACTTGTCAGTTTGCATGTAGTTATTGTAACCCAGCGTTCAGTACTACATGGGTTAAAGATATTAAAAAGAATGGAGCATATGCCGGTCTAGAAAGCGATGGTCGTAATCACTTTACACATGAACACAACGAAGCAAGTTTGTACAAGTATTCCGAAACCAACCCATACGTTGAAGCATTTTTCAAATGGTGGGAAAGTGACTTGCACGAAACATTACAAGAATTACGTATCACTGGCGGAGAGCCGTTGATGAGCGGTCACACATGGGACCTGTTTGATTGGTTTAAAGAAAACAAAGGTAAGTCAAAAACTCGAATTGCTATTAACAGCAACTTGGGATTTGAAAGCGAAAAAGTTGAGAAATTGCTTGATGCGGCAGAACATCTTGAATTAGACTTATATACCAGCAACGAGAGTATGGGTCTACAAGCCGAATATATACGTGATGGATTAGAATGGAAACAATGGACAGCAAACGTAGAGCTACTGATACGAAGTGGTAAACTACGAGGATTGCATGTAATGAATACCATTAATGCATTATGCTTAGAAAGTTTACCTGAGTTCTTAACGTGGATGCTAGAATGGAAATCAAAGTTTGGCAGAGACTTTCCAAACTTTACACTCAATATTTTACGCTTTCCAAGTTTCCAATCACCTCTTGTGTTACCTGACGAGATTAGGGAACATCACAAGCAAAGATTACAAGATTGGTTATCTAATTTTCGTAACCATGCAATGTTACATGAACACGAAATTAATCATGTACAGCGTTTAATTGATTACTTAGATGTTGTTAAAACTCCACATAGAGAAACATTTGAAATGCCTAAACTTCACAACGATTTTAAACAATTTTATTCACAATACGACCAACGCAGAGGTAAAGACTTTACCGCTACGTTTCCAACCTTAGCGGAGTGGTACAATGGACTCAAGTAAAAAAGACTTTTATGAAAAATATGATTATAACGAAAGAACTCCGCACTTTGTCAAGCCTGAAGATTTAACAGACAAGCAACTTAGCAGACTTGTCAAAGAGGATAACTTTTGTATGTTGCCTTGGGTTCACATGCATGCCTTTCCAGATGGTAGAGTGTATCCTTGTTGTTTAGGTGATTACTGGCATCCAATTGGAGACTTACGCAAAGACACAATGCGTGAAGTATGGAATCAAGATGCGTATAAAACAATGCGTAAAAACATGCTTGAAGACAAGCCATGTAAAGAATGTACTAAATGCTATGAACAAGAACAAAACGGTTTCTTTAGTATGCGAAATGATGCTAATAGAAACTACGGACATTTGATCGAAGAAGTAAATCAAACAACAGAAGATGGCGAACATCCTGAGTTTAAGTTGCGTTATTGGGATATACGCTTCAGTAACCTATGTAACTTTAAATGCCGTTCTTGTGGTCCTATTTTTAGCAGTAACTGGTTCAACGATCATGTAAAACTGTACGGAAGAGTACCTGATGTGCTTAAAAGAGACATGGCCAGAGTAGAGTACACAACTGGCGATGAAGACGGAATGCTGAATCAAATGGAAGAACATATTCCGTATTTAGAACAAGTATATTTTGCAGGTGGTGAACCTTTGATTATGAAGGAGCATTATTACTTGCTTGAGCGTTTAATTGAACTAGGCAAGACTGATGTGCGTTTGGTATACAATACAAACTTTAGTGAAATGCGTTACAAGAAAAAGCATGTATTTGATTATTGGAAACAGTTTAAAACAGTAAATGTTGGTGCTAGTCTTGATGGCATGGGTCCACAAGCAGAGCTAATACGCAAAGGTGCAGATTGGAAACAGACTGAAGAAAACAGAGTACGTATGATGGCTGAAGTGCCACATGTTGACTTTTATGTTAGTGCTACAGTCACTAGTCAAAACGTTTTACATGTACTAGACTTTCACAAAGACTGGGTTGAAAAAGGGTTTATTCAACCACAGGATTTTAATGTTAATATTTGTCAAAGTCCTGAATGGTATCGTATTGATATTTTTCCAGAGAAGTTTAAAAAAGAAGTTATTGAACCTGCATATCGCAAACACATTGAATGGTTAGATCCACAAGATAAGTTACGTAGAGCAACAACAGGATTTGAAAGTGCTATTAACTTTATGATGAGCAACGATGGATCAAAAGAATGGCCAAGGTTTGAAGAAGAAATTACAAAGTTAGATCGCATACGCAACGAAGATTTTTGGAAAACATTTCCGGAGTTGGAGTCGGCACGTGGATAATAATTCCAAGACAATATGTATGTTACCTTGGGTTAGTATGGAAACAACACCAATGGGTACCAGTCGACCTTGTTGTTTAGCAATGGACGAAATTACAAAACCAGATGGTACAAAGTATGCACTACGAGAAAATACACTTGAAGAAATATATAAAAGCGAATACATGGTTGATTTACGTGAACAGTTTTTGCGTGGAGAAAAACCTAAAACATGTAGTCGCTGTTGGGATGAAGAAGATGCAGGACGCACAAGCAAACGCATGAACACAGATGTGCGTTTCAAACATGAACGCCCGTTGATAGATTTTTCTGACACCAATCCTGACAGTTTATGGTTTATTGATCTAAAACTTGGAAACATTTGTAATCTTAAATGTCGTATATGTGGAAGTTGGTCAAGCAGTAAATGGGCAAGAGAAGAAATTGATTATATACGCAAATACAAAAATAGAAATGCCAAGGATCATATTGCATACAAGTGGCTTAAAGATGGCAAGTGGCCTCGTGAGTCTGAAGTATTTTGGGAGAACATGATTGACTTACTGCCTAACATAAAATACTTTGAGTTTACAGGTGGTGAACCTTTTATGATCAAAGAACACTTTCAATTGCTACAACAAGCAGTTGACGGCGGCTTTGCAAAAGATATTGAAATACATTACAATACCAACGGCACACAATATCCAGAAGAGTTTGTACATTTATGGAAAGAGTTTAAGTATGTTGAGATTGCATTTAGTATTGATAACGTAGGCAAACGATTTGAGTACGAACGTTTTGGAGCTCGCTGGGACGAAGTATGCGAAAATATAAAACGTTTTAGAGACTTGCGTGATCAGAATAACAATATTAAGTTACAGATTTGTTTAACTGTAAATATTCAGAATGTCTACTACTTGAAAGATTTATGTGACTGGATGCGTACACAGGACTTTGATTATCATCACTTTAATATGTTACATGATCCGCGCCACCAAAACATTGGTGAAATGACAATAGAAGCAAAACAAATAGTAACCAATCGCTTAAAACAAGATCAATTTCATCCACACGATAAAAATGAAATTGATAAACTAATAAAGTTTATTGACAATGGACCTAGCAGTAATGGTAAAGACTTTGTTAGATTAATGAAACAAACAGATACATATCGTAAAGAAAACTTTTTAGAAACACATACACAAATAGCAAAGGCAATGGGTTACAGTGATACGTGAGGTACAACAAATATCCACAAACGGATACAAGTTAAAACACAATATCCCCAATGGTGTTAAAAATAAGTTGTTTAATCATACAACGCAATTTGACCCTATTACTGAAACATGGCATCTTGGAGGCTACAGAGAGTTGTGGTGGTTAGATATTGATCGTGATAGTATTGTACGCAATGAAATAGCAGGTAGATTTTCTAGCCTTGATATTGACAAGCAAAAGGTGCGTGGTGTTGAAATATGGTTTGATCATGCTGGCTATGAAAACGCAATGCATACTGATGATCCTAATAGTGTTTGTAATATTATTATGTTGTACTTAGGAGAAGAAAGTAACAGTGAATCAATGGGTACTTACTGGTATGAAAATGATATCAAGTACGAAGTTGACTATGAAGTAAATACTGGACTAATGTTATTAAATTCGCACACAATACAACACGGCATGAAAGGTAAAGTTCCTAACAATGTTATTCGAAAATCTTTATATGTAAATTTTTAATATGATAAAACCAGACAAAAAACCTGAAAATTTGTGTATGGCTCCGTGGACACATACCTACCTAAGTCCGCAAACAGAACGCAGACTTTGTTGTGCTAGTAGAGAACCAGCACAGAACTTTGAGCAGTATATTGATACAGACTCAGGAACAGGTGAATATAAACCTACCACACTAGACGAACACTGGAACAGCGAACACATGAAAAGTGTTAGGCGTAGAATGATGTCTGGTGAAGAACTTAGTGAATGTGAAGTTTGTACTAACAAGTTATTAAACACAGATGTTTACAGAAGTTATTTTAATAACCTATTTGGACATAAATATGATAGTATATGGGATCACACCGATCCTGATGGTACGACCCGTTTAAAGCCAGTTAGTTGGGATTATAGGTTTTCAAACCTATGCAACTTCAAATGTCGTATGTGTGGTGATATGCTCAGTTCAAGTTGGGAAGCCGAGCAACGTAAGCATAATATGATAAATTGGGAAGATCCTAAGAACAACTGGATGCGACCTAATCTCAAAAAACAAATAGAAAAATTTCAGTCAACTCAGATAGAACAGGAGTTTGCTGAAGCAGTTGAAAGTCACCGCGTAGAAGAAGTCTACTGGGTAGGTGGCGAACCTTTAATGTATGAACAGCATTGGAGGTATATGAAGAGAATTATAGAGCTAGGAGATGGACCAAATGTTTATGCAAGATATAACACTAACTTATCTAGGATTAGTTATTCTGGCACTAATCTTTATACTGATATTTTGGCTAGGCTACGTGATTGGCAAATATGTGCAAGCCTCGATGGCACGGGACGAATTGGAGAGTATATTCGAACAGGTCTCAATTTTGACCAGTGGCTTGAAAACTTCAATAAAGGAGTTGAGGTCAGCAACCACTCGCGCCAAATTCGTATTGACTTCACTCTTACCTTACCAGGACTCTTTGAAGTCCAAAAAATACAAGAACTCGCAAAAAGATTAGGTGTAGGAATACTTGCTAAAGTAATCTTTAGTTTTAGTCCTGACATTGTAATGTCGCCATTGGCATTGCCTCGTAACCTGTTGGATAAATGGTTAGATGAACTTATTCCTTCAGTTGATGGTGCGTTAAAAGATGTGCTAGTACAACTAAAGAATAGACCAACATTTGCAGAACAATGGCCAGATCAGTATGAAGCAGGACTACAAAAAGGCAAAGCACGTATATTAAAATTAGAACAAATTAGAACACAAGATCTGACGATGACAGATATTCTATCTTCACGGCATGATATATTAGATTGGTGGTTAGAAATATGACACGAGAAGTTAAAGTAGTATTAAGAAATCCAGTTAACAAAAGTAAAACAGTTGATTTTCATATTGACGTTGAGCAAACTATAATGGGACGTAACTGGCTAGGTGCATTAAATGGATTATTAATAAATGATTCCTACTTAGAAAAGAACTTTTTATTCTTGGGTTTTCCTAATACTGCTAGAGATATTAACTTCATATGTAAAGAGTTACAGTGGGTCAAAAATACTATCAATAATTTTTTTAACGAGGAGTATATAATAAGAGAAATATTTACACCAAAAACATTGAGAGATGGCATGAACCCAAATCAGGATATTATGAACAGATTGCATAATCATTTTGAAGTACTACAAGGTAGTGCATGGGGATTGAGTGACTGGTATAAAAAAGCAAATCACGAAACTAAGTTTGCTATTAGACAGTTAAACAATTTGTGTCACGAAGCAGAATCATTAATGCTGAGCCAGAAGAAACAAATTGAGGCACCGCAGTGGATGCGTCCGTCTCAGATCACAACATTTTTAAATGCTCCTAGATTTGATTATCCCGACGAGCATAAGCGGACATTCAACAAGGAAAGATATGATCGTACCTTTGGTACTGTTTACCAACACTGGACTCAAGTAGGAAAAACATTATATGAAGTGTTCGTTGATGAAGGCGCACCTGATTTAACAGACGCAATGTGTGAAGAGATTACTCATTTGCGTTACTACAGTGGCGAGTTTGACATTGAATGGTCACGTGATATTACCTATGCTGGTGAATATCCGTGGCACAAGCAACGAATGGATGAATATGCAGATTGGTTAGAGCGTAATGGTTTTAATCACAATGACACACAATACAACTATGGATATCATTCAGTTGGACAAGTTGATCTAGTAGGTAGTTTTGGTACAGACAATCCTGAAACAGTGTGGGAGATCATTGGCGAACACTTAGACATTGTAAAAATTGAAACACTTGAGGCTTCATGTGATTTTGATTATTGCTGGACAGACAAGGATTATTATGACGTACAAATTGAAAGGTTAAAACCAGGTTATGATTATAGTAGCCGGGGGTGATAGTTTTGTTGCAGGAAGTGAACTAGAACACTCTGATAATAATTTTACAAAGTTGGTTAGTCAACAATATACCAATTATATAAATGTAGCAACACCTGGCAATAGCAACGAAGCAATCGCTAGACAAACAATTAATGCATTAGAGTCATTAACAAAAGATAAGTTTGCTATAGTTAGTTGGACATTTCCAGGACGCTATGAGTTTCGTTTCAATTACGATACCAAACAACGTACAGGGCATTGGTATTCAATTAACTCGTGGACAATTGAAAGTGACTTATCTTCAATTGAAAAAGAGTTCCATACCCAAGATGATGGTATTCTAACGGCTCAACAAGATACTATTAAAAGAGCAAACGAGACAGGTGTTGCTGGCTTTGCTCAAACATTCTATAAACATGTTGGTAGCAGTGAATACTGGGAAATATATAGCACACTAAAAGAAATAGTGTACTTACAAAACTACTTAAAATCTAATAGTATTCCCTACATGTTTACCTGTGCTGACAACTGTATATTATACAATTATACAATAGAAAATGCCGATGTGTCAATCAAAACTTTGTACAATCTAATAGATATGAACAAATGGTTTTGGTTTCCAGAAGGAACAAAGAATGGTGAAACTCAGAACCCTAGAGGTTTTTACCAGTGGGCACTAGAGAATAAATACAAGGTAGGCACTACACACCCCTTAGAAGATGCACATAAATCAGCCGCAAACCTAATGCAGGAGTTTTTCAATGATCAAATGGTTTAAGAGTTTAATTAACCGTGTGAAATTAGAGATTGCATATCGCAAAAAACTTAAAGAATTACGCAAACGGGATCCGTTTATCTATAAATGAGTAAACGTAGATTATTAACCGTTGGTGATAGTTTTACATATGGAGATGAACTTCCTAATAGAGAAGTTGATGCCTACCCATATCTAATGAAAAACTTATTGGGCTTTGACGAAGTAGTTAATCTAGGACTTTGCGGTGCTAGTTCTGATTATGTTTTTAGAACAACAATTGAAACTTTAATCAACGAAACATTTGATTTAGTATTAATAAGTTGGCCGGAACAAAGTCGTTTTGAAGCACTTGATTTACCAAATACAGAACCTTCGCAGTTCATGTCAATTCGTGCTCGAACACAAAAAGAACCAGACTGGATAACAGACTATTATAAGTATAGTTATGATATCGCTTGGGGATTTCGAAAACAGTTTAATCAGATAATTGCATTGCAAGGATTTTTACTAAATCGTAATCAACGTTATCTAATGTATAATGTAGCTGGTTTACAAGGTTACTATGACGAATACTATCAACTTCTTGAAGCTCAGTTTAGAGAAATTGATAAAAGATTCTTTGTTGGTTGGCCTAAAGACGGCATACTAGAATGGCAAGGAAATTGTGTTAAAGGTCCTGGAGGTCATCCTTTAGAACTTGGACACAAAAGAATAGCAAAGGTTATTGATGAGTATATTAGGAATATCAGCTGGATTTCATGATGCGGCAGTAAGCGTTGTAGACGAACAAGGAAATATTTCATTTGCAAGTCATAGCGAAAGATATAGTAGAAATAAAAATGATAAAGACTTATGTCGTGAGCTGTTGAGCGAAGTTGATTTTGACGATATTGATACTATTGCATACTACGAAGATCCAATTAAGAAACAAGTAAGACAGTGTTATGCAGGCCAAAAAATTGATTGGTCAAACATTACAGTAAGGCATGTATTAAAGAATCAAGGCGTTCCTTTTCAGTGTAACACTAAAATTCATAAGTATGATCATCACTTATCACATGCGGCCGCAGGGTTTCAAACATCACCATATGATGTTGCTACAGTAGTTGTAATAGATGCCATTGGCGAATTTACAACCGCTAGTATATGGCGAGCAATGTATGATAACCAAGGCATTGCACGATACCGTCAAATATGGAAGCAAGGTTATCCTCATAGTTTGGGATTATTCTATAGTGCAATGACAAAACATGTTGGTTTAAAGCCAATGGACGAAGAGTATATTTTTATGGGCATGGCCGCTTGGGGTGAGAATAAACATTTTGATACAATATACAACGACTTTATTCTAAACTCACGAGACTTTACATTTAGACAAAATTGTCATGCTGGTATTGACGAAGATTATTTGCCAGGAGCATTGGATATTGATCTTGCGGCTAGTGTACAAGCTATAACTGAACACTTGGTAACTCGTTTATGCAATAGAGCAAGGCATAGTTTTTACAGCAACAACTTGGTATTAATGGGTGGTGTTGCTCTCAATTGTGTCGCTAATAGTAAAATTGATAGTTTTGATAATATTTGGATTATGCCTAACCCAGGTGATGCAGGTAGCAGTTTAGGTGCGGCGGCATTGAGTTATAAAAAGAAACTTAACTGGCAAGGTCCGTTTTTGGGCTGTGATATCCCGGGTGAATATCCAGTGGACCAATTACTTGATCTATTATTAGAAAAACAAATTGTAGGTGTAGCAAGTGGTCGTGCAGAGTTTGGACCACGAGCATTAGGCAATAGAAGTTTACTAGCAGATCCAAGAGGAGATGATATTAAAGATAGAGTAAACGAAATTAAACGTAGACAAAAGTTTAGGCCGTTTGCTCCAATGATATTAGAAGAACAAGCACAAGCATATTTTGATTTGCCCAAGGCTTGGGTTCATAGTCCGTATATGCAAAGTGTTGGAATATGTAAATCTCCAAAAAAGTTTCCTGCTATATGTCATGTTGACAATTCAAGCAGAGTACAAACTGTAGGTAAAGAGCCAGAGTTTAAACATATTAGAGAGATGTTAGAAAAATGGTTTATACTAACTGGATGCCCAATGTTACTAAACACCAGTTTAAATATCAGAGGTGAACCAATAGTAAACACTAGAGCTGATGCTGATCGTTTTGAAGATCAATACGGCATAGATGTTTGCAGTTAAGAGGACAATAAAATGAGTATTGAAGATTGGAGTAGACCCACTGCTCAATTCTTAGGAAGATTTCAACCTTGGGATCCAGGACATCGTGCTATACTTGATTCTATGATCTATAAAGGTAGACTCGAAACTCCAGCAATGTATAGAACGAGCAAAGCTCAACAAGTTGTTATAATGGTGCGAGCACCACACAAGAAAGATCCTTACACATTTGAACAAATTAAAAAAACAATCGAAGATGATCTCAAAGTTGATTATCCTAAAATGATTGAAATAATTCAAGTTCCAAATATTACTAATGTTTTCTACGGACGTACAATTGGTTATGATGTTGAACGTATACATATTGATAAAGATCTTGAACCACTTGAAACTAAAACAACGATTGCTGAAAAGCAACATTTTAACAGAGACTTTTGGGCAGGAAGGCAATAATGGAATTAATACTAGCACCAGATCCTTGGTTAGCGAAAGCAGTAACCGCAGTGGATATTGATAACCCAGGATTTGATCCTGGGCAAATGAAAAACGAAATGGTAGACTTGATGGTACAACATGAAGGCATGGGTTTAAGTGCTAATCAAGTTGGAATTGATCACCGTTTGTTTGTTATTGGCGACAGCAAAGAAAATAGTACATTGTGTATCAATCCAACAATACGTATTGACGAAACAACTGATGATGAGGTTGTAGTAGACTATGAAGGTTGTTTAAGTTTTCCAATGGTGTTTGTTAAGATTGCCAGACCTAAAACTGTTATTGCTGAGTTTTATAATGAAAAACTTGAGTTGCAAACAGAAACATTAACTGGTTATACTGCCAGGTGCTACTTGCATGAGTTTGATCATTTAATGGGTATTACATTCAAAGATCGATGTAGTAAACTAAAATGGGATATGGCTACAAAGAAAGCAAAGAAGTTACTTAAATAGATTGTGTTTTAATTCGTCCCACATAGAATTAAGAAAACATTGACTTTCAAACTTTTGTCTATTAGACTTTAGTGCAGGAGCCATATCTTTAAGCATAGATTCTAATTCACTATGTGGCATTGCACAGATATCTTTAATAACTTTATTAACAGCCAACAAACGATCAACAGGGTCAACTATATTATCGTAACTTTCGTCCCACCAGTCATTGAACGTTTTAAATCCGTGACTTCTAAAGTATAACAAGTTACCCGGAGGACCAAGTAATACAAATGGCATTTCGCTGATTATAGGTTTGAATATCTTTTCTGTTAAGTGACATTTGTTAGTCCAAAATTCAGTCTCTGTAACAACAAACAAGAAACTTTCCATGCATTGTTTAACTGCACTAAGTACCATACTTCCGTTTGGTATATGACTCAATGATTCTGTATCAATACGTAACTCTTCTAAATCTTTTAGTTCGTTTTTAGCCCAGGTAAAATCATACTTGTAAGTATCTTCTGCCCAATCAAGTTGTTTAATGTTGTTTCCGTGTTCTGGACAATCAACACTATAACTGATATTTCCGTGTTGTAATAGATTGTTGCGTTTTAAATCAGCAACGTGCAAACTACGATAACTTCTAGCATTACCTGTAATTCGGTTAAATGTAATAAATTTCTTCTTGACTTTTCGATCAACTGGTGCTATAATATCTGGACAGTATTGATAACCGCGGAACCAATCATGTGCGGCAAATACATGATAAAAGTAATAGCAATCTTCAAAGCCGTACTTGTCGTTGAAATAGTTTTTTGACTCACTGTGGTATTCAGTGTTAAGTAATATTATACGTCTATTAGGCCATGAGTCTCTAACGTAATCAAATAACGGATCATTGTAACCTGGAATAAGAGGTTCTTGATCATAGCAAAACAATACAGGGCCATCGTCGCCACTGTTTAACCATTCGAGGCTTTCAACAGTGCTAGAACCAAAAGGAAACGGATATACTAACACAACACCTTCGGGCCAATGTTGGTTTGCTAACGCGAAGATGTTTTCATAATGAGAGTGAATATTATACATGTTTGATGTTTTTTACTTTGGCCCTAAGCCTGGTTTATTTGAGTTTGAGAAGCCTGCTTCAAGTTTAACTGAAGCTATCAAACTAAGTCGTACTAGGTATTGTTTCTATTTATATGGCGGTAATGACTACTCAAACTTTAACTTTCATGTGGTTCCAGAGCCTTGGATGGAAAAGTATGTACATTGTTGGGCCAGCCAATGGCAACGTGATGGCGAAGTATATCTTGTGAGTAAACGTATACAAGAAATGCAATACCATTTCTGCACAGATCAAACTGTAACACGTTTGTCAGACAAATCAAAATTTATTAATACTGAATATACAGAAAATTTTGATTATAGTTGGCATCCTGATCCACATGAACCTGACTACAGTTATTACTTTCCTACACAACACCAAAGTGCAGGAGGTCCTGTGTATTCTGGCACTGCTGGAGTTAAGTTAGTTGATGCACAAATAGCAACAGCATTTCCAGTATTAGATAATTGGCATATTCCCAATGACATGTCAATTGATACCAGTTGGCATCCTAACATATTAGATCCAGAATACACATACCATTTTCCTACTAAGTGGCAAAGTGCAGGTGGCATTACATACGGAATGGGTGAACAAATTAAAATTGCAGACTTTATAAGTACGCAAGACGAAAGCAAAGAATGTTGGACAATACCCGACGATGTTGATGAATCAACAGTTGACTTTACATGGAAACCCAATGTACTTGATCCTCCGTACATATACCATTTTCCAATTGGTGATATACAATCAAGCGGATTGATGTACACTGTTGAAGGTGCTACAGAAGTTAAATTGATGGATTATTTTCCAGGACACGACATTGGCACCTTCAAAGAAATAGATGTATTTTACGTAGATAAAAACAATAGTTTAGCTAAGGCAAGGTACGAAAAACTACTAGAAAAGTACCCAGGAATGCAAAAGATTCGCTACGCCAACTCAATGTTGGAAACAGTACGCAGATGTGTTAGTCGTAGTAGTACCAATAGATTTTGGATTATTAGTAGCGAAAATGTATATGATGAATTTGATTTTGATTGGCGTCCTGAGAGTTGGCAAAGTTATATGACTCATGTGTTTGGTAGCCAATGGCAAAAATGGAGTGATACTTTTTTAATTAACAAGTTTGAATTTCAACGATCAAGTCAATGGGCCAACTCCATAACGGAGTTTCCAAATTTAAATTTTGTTAAAGAACAATCTGTTACTGTACCTGATGATCTACATGCTATTGTATATGTTGATTGGGGTAATGAACAAAGTCAAGTTCAACTTGACAAACTGCAAAGTCAACACAATAATATAACTGTTACACGTTTTGTTGACAACTATCTGGATACATTCAAAAGAATTATTAACAACCACGAAGGACATGAATACATTTGGATCATCAACAGTATTTGTGACTATGCTCGTTTTGATTTTAGTTGGCAACCTGAGCCTTGGCAAAACGAAATGATACACGTATTTCCTAGTAACGGACAAAAACGAGGAGATACTTTTTATATACACGTTGAGAGTTTTAAAACTCAGATGTATGATTTAGAAATACTGGATTGGTTCAACGTTATTAATTATACATTAGAACAAGAACTAAAAAGATGGCCAATGCCTGTTGTTGAATACACCACTGATAACATGGTTGATACAATTAACAATTATGTTTGGTCCAATTTTCCATATGCCGTTTTTCAGAAACAAGATAATCTATTACCTAACATGGGGGCATCAATACGTTACACTTCCGAAGTATATGGTGCTATATGTTTGTGGAGGCAAAAAGACCGTGAGGTTGTAAGTTTAACCAGCGACAATAGCTTGGCTGTTATACCTCGTGATATTAGTAAACGTCAAATTGAACAGGTATATGACTTTCCTTATATTAATAAAAAGTCTCCGGGACGTTCTGATTTTATACCACGACCATTGGATATATGTTTTATCAGTAACGGCGAGACTGAAGCAAATCGTTGGTACACACATCTAATAGATGTAGCAATTACAAAAGATCCAGCAGGAGCATTAGAACATAAGAATACAATACATCACATTGAAGGTATTGATGGTCGTGTAAAAGCATACCAAGCCGCGGCCCATGCATCAAACACTGAATGGTTCTTTGCAGTGTTTGCTAAAATTGAAGTAGAACGAGACTTTGATTTTACTTGGCAACCAGACTATTTCCAACAAGCAAAGCACTATATTTTTAATGCACGTAATCCAGTAAACGGATTAGAATACGGACACATGGGGGTTATAGCTTATAATAAGCGTCTTACACTAGCCACAAACCAACCAGGACTGGACTTTACACTGAGTGCTCCACATGAAGTTGTACCAGTTCTTAGCGGCACTGCTCATTACAATACAGACCCGTGGATGACTTGGCGTACAGCATTTCGTGAAGTATTGAAACTGAAACAGTTTGATGACATAAACCCTAGTATTGAAAATGAAGCTAGACTTACTTCTTGGCTAACAAAAGGTCGAGATAGTTTGAATGGTGTTTATAGTATACAAGGTGCAAGTGATGCACTTAGATATTATGAAGAAGTAGATGGTGATCCTATAGAGCTACAAAAGAGTTTTGATTGGGCGTGGCTCAAAGAAAAGTTTGAGTCAAGTTAGTTTTGCTTCTACTAGGTTTGCCATAAGTTGAGATAGTCCGTTGTGTGATACAGGACCAGGATGCATCATGTCTCTTGCAAGATCTCCCTTGGGGTGTTGCCGGTGCAGGAGTTGATTACTGTTTAAGTGTATAATTGGAATATTTAAACTTTCTAGTAGAAAGTAAATTGCCATAATATTTCTTTCATCAAACAGTGTGCTATTCTCATCATTAAGCCACCAATGTTTACCTATTAATGTAGCACTATCTGACGCAGTGTTCACTTGTTGAACATCATGATGATTTGTACGTATTTCAAGTCTTCCAATTGGTGGCACAAGCATTGCAACAAATTTAGGTTTTACTATCTTTGATAATATCATTGACTTAACAATATTATATATACTGTCTGTACCAATTCCGCCAACTCCTAAATTGGTTACAGTCATATTTAATTTTTGACCAAGTTGGTAGCACCATATCTTATCCTCGGGTAACCCAATGCCCATAGTGTTACTACATCCTAGTGCTACTATATCTGGCTCAGTATAGAACTCTCCACGAAACCCGTGTGCATTGATATGATATGTAATATTTCCTGGTTGTGTCCATTCCTTGTCTGCAAAAAACTCAGGAAACTTTTTAATATTTGTTAGGTATAGCTTTTCGGTATCCGTTGGAAGCCAGTCAAGGGTTTGGCCTCTAAAGTCACGGATATCTCCGTTCAAGCCTTTTTCAAATGCTGAAGCATGTACTTTGTTACTGTAAAGAAACTTATCAAGTTTTCTAGTACTTGGATGCATTATCTTTAACTTGTTCTGCAATAAATTCAACTTCAGCATCAGTTAGTTCAGGATATATAGGTAAACTCAATTGGTTATTTGCTATAGTTACAGCCATGTTGGTTTGTGTGGCTTGGTGTTCTATTCCGGCTCTAAGGTCGGCATCGTAAATACTATAAGCACATTCAATAAAGGATTGATAGTTGCCAAGAGCTTTATCGTAGTGTACTTTTGTTGCAATTCCTAACTCTTGTAGGTTATACTTTAATCTATTTCTACTGGTTACATTTGGATTAACAAATATTGGATATTTGTGATAACTTGATTCAACATCATCATGTACAACAAGTGTTCTAATATGATTGTTAAATTCATCATTCCAGTAAGTTGCAATCTTCTTTCGGCGTGCTTGCCATTTATCAAAGTGGCCCAACTTCACTAACATACAAGCACAATCCAGTTCGCTCATACGACTGTTGGTTCCACTGTGAGAATAGTTATTTTCTTTGCCATTGGTAGCAAGGTCTCTAACACTTGATGCAATAGCCATGTCATCAGTTAATACCATTCCGCCACTGCCATAACTGTTAAAGTTTTTCATTGGATCAAAACTTAATATACTAATGTCTCCAAAGCTACCACTTGGTTTACCTTGAAACGTGGATCCAAAACTCTGAGCGGCATCTTCAATAACAGGTAACTTTGTAATTTGTCCAAAAAATTCTGTAATTAATTTAATTTTACTATAATCAACCATGTTACCATATAGGTTAACATATACCAAAGCATCATAGGTTTTTTCAATATCTTCATCGGTTGTCAGATCTATTAGACCATCTTTGTCAACATCAATTAAATGTGGGATATAACCAGTTTCAATTATACTGTTAAGAGTTGCAACAAAACTTAAACCTGGTATTGCTATCTTGCTACGAAAGGGTAGCTTGAGAGATCTAATAGCGAATATCAACGCCTGTGTTCCGCTGTTAACAGCAATAGCATATTTGCGATTGCATCGTTCAGCAATTACACTTTCAAAAGTCTCTGTGTAGTATCCGTTTAGGTGTTGTCCTGTAGACCAAACTTTATCAGCAGTATCAAGAAGCTCACTTCGCAAACTTTGATATTGCCGCTTTGTTCCAGTAAACGGAATTTGAAAGCCACTCATGATATAAGCCAAATCCTTCTTCAATATCAACTTGGGGATCAAACCCAAAGTCTTGTTTTGCCGCGGTAATGTCTAATGCTCCACGACTTGGAAAATCATCATCTTTTTCATTGATCTTAATAGTACCTTTTCCAGCAATCTCAACTGCTAGTTCAGCGGCCGCTAATAAAGTCTTACTGTGGCTCTTGGTAATGTTATAGGTTTTATTTTCTGCTTCTTCGCTTAATCCGGCACTCGTAATACCTTGTGCGGCATCACCAACATATGTAAAATCAAGTGTTTCGTGTTCACCATTGACAGTAAGCTCTCCGCCTCCCATTGCAGTTAACAGAAACTTACTAATAACTCTATCACTTAAATCAAGCGGACCATAAACTGCACTTGGTCTAATGATAGTATAATTTAGTCCATACTTTCTGTGATAGTCTTTGACCAATTGTTCACCAGCAAGTTTTAAAATACCGTATTCACCTTGTGGATTTAGTACTGCATCTTCAGTAACATTATCTTCAAAGTCTCCATATACCATACTAGAACTAATATAAACAATTCTTTCTACATTGTATTTGACACAGTGTTTTAAAGTATTAAGCAATCCGCCAATCATTGTATTACCGCAGAACTGTGGACTTAGTCCAACAATCTTTTGTCTAGGAGGACAAGCCAAATGATACAAAACTGTTGGTTTTACAAAGTTAAAACAAGATTCAAAATCGTTTGTTTCAATGTCTTTGTGTAGGTAATTTAAACTAACAAGATTAGGTGGCAGGTCGTGTACTAGTTTAAGTCTTTCACCAAATAGATATCCTAATTCTTTCATACTAATTGCATTGTTATAATTTGTTAGGTTGTCAACAATGGCTGTAGGGATATTTTGACTAACAAGTTCTTGTACTATATTATGACCAATAAGTCCTAATCCGCCTGTTACTAATGCTCTGGTCATACTGCCATCTCCGCTTTAATTGTTTCGTGACTTTGATAATTCTGCAAACGTATATCATCCATTGTAAAATGATCAATATGTCTTTTTTCTGGATTTAGCCAAAGTGTAGGTAAAGGCAACGGTTCTCTTGCAAGTTGTTCTTTAACTTGATTGACATGGTTAAGATATATATGTGCATCGCCTAATGTATGCACAAACTCGCCTACTTTTAGATTGCATACTTGGGCAATCATATGTGTGAGTAGACTATAACTTGCAATGTTAAATGGTACTCCAAGAAACATGTCGCAACTTCGTTGGTACATTTGACAACTTAATTTGTTGTCTGTGCTAACATAAAACTGAGCCATAATATGACATGGTGGTAATGCCATTAGATCTAGCTCGCCTACATTCCATGCACTTAGTATATGTCTACGTGAAAATGGATCTTGTTTAATACCTTCAATTAGTTTTTCAATTTGATCTGTTCCCCATTCACGCCATTGTACACCATACACTCTACCAAGGTCGCCTTTGTATTCCGCATTAGGTAACCAGTAGTCTGCTTCTGCATTAGGAGACCAGATAGTTTTCTTGTTTTCATCTCTTGTTTTGTGTAATATTTCGGCTAGTCTACGTTCGTCGCCACTGCCTTCTAAGAACCAGAGCAACTCGCTAACTACACTTTTCCATGCAAGTTTCTTTGTAGTTACTGCTGGGAAACCTTTGTTTAGATCATAACGTTGTTGCATACCAAATAAACCAATGGTACCAACGCCGGTGCGATCTCTGCGTTCTTGTCCGTTTATTAGTACTTCTTTAATGGCGTTTAAATAATTTTTCATAACGTATAAATGTCGCTTTTTGGTCTGGCCCTGATGAACTGCTTCTTGGAATAAAATCACGAGTTACTAAATTGTCAACATTGATTCTAACATCAGTTTTAAATTGACCTTGAATTTGAGTGATGTGTATTTGATCTAATATATTATGAACCTGCATGATTATTTTAGGTCCACCAATAACATATATTTTTTTATCTTGATGTTTGAATTCTAAATCTAATATGGACTTCTCAAGGTTAGTTCCGTTAATTGGTAAAGCATGATCACCTAGTGTATCAGGGCGAGAAGTTACTACGTAACAAGTTCGGTTTACCAATGGCTTGGGCATCTTCTTATCGTCCCAAGTCTTTCTTCCCATTACTACAACATTATTCATAGTGAGGTCTTTAAACTTTTGCAAGTCTTCTGGAACATACCAAGGCAATGTGCCTTTATATCCCATTCCTCCTCTTGAATCTACTGCTAGTAATGCTGATATCATGTAAGATCCTTTAATATTTTATCTGTTAATGGTTGCACACTATTTGCAACTGAGTCGAGATTAATATAAAAATCTACATCTCGTATAATATCTTCCATATCGGATAAACGAGTATTAATTTGTAGCTCAATTTCATCAGGGTGTAGCTGACCTTCGTCAAGCAATTCCTGAATATCAATTCTTACTACAGACCCGTCTTTAAGATTAACGTCTAACGACTCCAAACAAGTGATTGGAACTTGAGCTTTATCAACATCGTTTAGTATTCGTTCCCACTTGTCTTTCTTGGTAATCTTAAGCCGTTTGCTTTTTGGTCCTCGTCGTCTTTTTGCGGGTTGTGGTACTTTTGACATTTGGATTGAGCCCTTTAGCTTCTTCTTTTAATCGCTTTGCTTCAGCCATTAATCCCTTTGCATTGGTTTCATGAGCTTTGGCTTGTTCCAGTAAATTAGTTGCGATTGCCTCATTGGATAATACTCCACCATCCGGTGCATTAATTACTGGCGGTGCAACTGTCTCCATAGGTGCTGGCGGTTCACCAACATCTCTTCCTCTATTATAAGCCCTTGCATGATTAGCGGCCATACCTTGATTTTCATCTAGTGCTTTGGCCTTTTGTGCGGCTTCATTACCAGCTTTAATATCTGCTAGTAATGTATTAACCTCATCTAATCTTTGCTTGGTTGAAACATTAGGAGTCAACAATACCTGATTAGTTGGTACCTTTTTAATACGATGTTCGTTGTGTAGAACATCTAGTAAATTTCTATTGTCCGACATAGTTGTACGATGAAGTACATCAGCTAGATCTGGAGTGGCTTGAGCCGGCTCGCTATCAACTGCTTTAATTAATTCATCGTGTACTTGTGCTGGTAAATCATCAGTATATACAACGAGAGCCATATGTGCTTCATCTGGTACTTGTCTAAATGCGACTACACATTTACGTTGATTATGCTGAGCTACGTGTTTTGTAAAACCTGCCATTTTTATTCTCCTGCTGGCTCCTCATCGTCACCACTTAATTCACTAGCGATATTATCGCCTTCTGCTGGTGCGTCTGAGATAGAACCTTCTGATTGTGTACCTTCTGTCTTAGGAGCTTCTCTGGTGATTGCTCCGCTGGTTTCCAGAAAGTTAAGTAAACGGTCATGAAGTCCGCCTACATTTGCCATTTCATCGGCACGAAAACCACCGCGTCTGGCAATAACTTGGATAGTTTGCAACATTAACAATAAGTCACTAACGCCTAATCCTGCGGCACTTGGTGTGTCGCCTGGGGGAGTTGGCTCAGTACTTACTGGCTCTGGTGCTTCAACTACTTCGTTTTCTACTTCATCACTCATAGTTTTTAGTCTCCTTTAATTGAATAAACTACTCTGTTATTTAACGTGTATTTGTACTGTATCCAAATATTATTTCGGTTAGTACGTAATTTTTGAACTATTGAACGTATCCATCAATAAAGCAAAGTAACTGGCTTCGCTATTTTCTTCAAATCCTGCTATATGTGTCATCTCTCTTGATCCAATATTTTGCATATCTTTTTGTGCAAAAGGTCCAACATAGAAACGACTATTTAAGTTTTCATAAATCCAATCTGTAACATCTTTTTCATGTACATAAAGATTGAATGTTACACTGTCAAAATGCGGTGGAAGATGATATAAACGTCTGAGACCTTGTACTTCAATAGCATTTGGCTCATTAAACTTTAGCATCTTTTTCTTCCTTATCACTGACGTCGTCTACTACACGAACAATTTTAATAGGCTGTTGATCGTCATTGTGAATCTGATCAATTTTAGTTTCAAGTTCTTTGTTTGCAGTAACTATGAACTCATTCATTAACTCGGGCCTGTCCATTGCTATTGCAATTTCAACACTACGACTTAGATCAGAAAGTACCCATTCAAGTCTTTTAATTCGTTCGATGGCACTCTCTAAATCTTCAGGAATATTGGCCCACTTGGGGCCAATATCAATTTCTTCTTTTGTTGTTTCTGGATCCATTGCTGTCATTTCATAAACCTATCAATAAATTTAAAAGTTTCGTCTTGGCTTTTTGCAGTTACATCTTCGTTGTATGTATAAACTTGATGTCCGTAGTAAGTGTTTTTGCTAAAACCATTTAGTTGTTGGCAATCCCAACAGTGAGTTGCATCATACTCAATAAACTTGCTCTCAGGCAACTTCTTTGTGATACTACTATATAACCAACTGCTACATCCTTCGCCAACTTCAACGTCATCACTTCCAGACATCCAAAGTACCGGACGTTTAATACTGCTATCAAGATAAGTTTGGCTTGGGTAAGCACAACCTGCATACAAACTTACATGAGCTCTTGGAGTAGCAAGACCCTGCTTTTCGGCTTTGTCAATAACATGACCATCAATTGCCGCGGCACCAATCTGTCCACCTAGGCTGGTTCCAATGGTAAAGATTTGATTTTTGTTTACACCTGGCACTTCAGCAAGAGCCTGCACACCGTTGTATACATCACGTACTAAACGATCATGTGATAGATGTTTATTCTTACCACAGTTCCAAGGACGGCTTGCACTACGACCTTCGTTGTAATCAGTAACGGCAACTACGTAACCTTGCTCCAATAACGGATCAATCCAGTTACGTTTAATGTCTGTTGAATTAAAATGTTGTACACCAGTACAACTAGGAAGAAACAATACTGCTCCACCGTTAAAATTAGCAGGCTTGAAAATCCTGTTTCCAATTCCATATGCCTGTGAACTCTTATAACTAAGGTCCTTGTGAGTACCTTCATAAACGGTACTAAGTGTAGCTGAATTACATGCTGAAGTTCCAGCTAGTAAACCAGCTACTGCAATTAATTTTAAGGTTTTCGTAATCACGAGCTTCTCCAATTCCTTATTATACTTGTAGTATACGATAGTTCTTAAGAAAAGTCAACCGTTTTATGCCGCTTGTTTACTAACTTCTTTTTCGTAACTAGCCCAAATACCAAATGGTGGTTGTACATCTTCGTTGCCTTTGATAATGAATACTGTATCACAATAGTGTTCATCACCCCAACTATCCCATGGCATACCATCTGTAAACATAATGAATTTTTTGGGTTCAATCCCTTGTTCTTTCATATATTCCCAGTTACACATAAAGTCGGTACCACCACCACCTTGTGGCTCATATTCAGTAATATCTCTCATATTGTCGCTTGTAAACATCTGCTCATTGTATACGGCAGTATCAAAACTCCAAATACGAATATTGTATTCTGTGTACTGTTCCATAATACCTTGTACCTCACTTAGGAAGGCACTCGCATCTTCTACTCCAATTGACCCACTCATATCAAAAGCAATACAAACATCAATCTGCTCTCCAGGAATCATACCTGGCATAATTGCATCGTTGTGCCAACCCTTACGGCTGATTCTCGAGAATGAAAAATCATTGCGGATAACACTCTGTATCTGTTGCTCAATGAGATCCTGCCAACGGATAACTGGCTTAGTCATATTTTGAATAAGTCGTTTAACACCACTAGGCAAATCACCAGCATCTACAGTTTCAGCCGCATTAAGAACAGCCTCTTTAATGTCATCACGTATCTGTCTACGTTCAGCATCTGACATTGTAGGACGACCTTTGCCATCCTTTGAATCAGTTTCAGAACCCATACCATCATCACCATCAAGGTGTTCGTCAAGTACCTGCTGAAGTAATTCGCTTAGTTGCTCTTCAGATGAGTTTTCAATAAGGTCATCATATACACCTTCACATGCCCAACCAACGTATTTGTGAGCAAACAAAATTGGCACCACAGTAATACGTTCACCAACTTTTTGTTCTAATAGATCTGAGTTCACACAATAGTCAGCGGCAATATTCCATATCTTAGGATCACGGTCAATACGTCTACCACAGTGATCATATACCGCATGTAATACTTCGTGTCCTACTAAGAACTCTAGCTGACGCAACGGAAGTGAATTAACAAAAGCGGAATTATAATAAAAACGACGGCCATCTGTTGCCGCTGTCGGGCACCAATCGTCTGCATTAATCAAATCCATTCTAGTAGCAATGTTACCAAAGAATGGTGCCTTAAGCAACAAACCAACACGAGCAGTAATCAGCATCTCTCTGGCTTTATTATCTGCAACAGGATCTGTAACAGTTTTTTCTTTAGATTTTTCTGCTAATGTTGAACTTGCCTGAGACATAAAAAACTCCTAATTCCTAATTGTTATATACATTATATAACATCTTTTACCAAATGTCAACCAAAAAGTGTCGATATCAACGGTAATAAAGTGGGGGTCTTACGGATAAAACCTGCCCCCATACCGCCCGTGACAGCGATTCAGTTAGTTTTTGGCACTCGCATTCGTTATGTACTTGCCATAACTTTCGTGGAACTCGTTAAAGTTCTTGAGCTTTCCAGGAATTAACGGAAGGTTGTAAGTAGCCAACGAAACCTTTGCACCCATAACAACCAACTCAGTAGTGAAGTTGTCCATCATAAAGCGAAGGAAGTTATCAGCCATTTTGTGCCACTCAGTCATATCTGTTTTGGTCTCAGGCTTCTTAAACTGCTCTTGCAGTTCGTAGCACATTCCAGTAACCAAAGCATACATTGCTGAAACTTCAGTAACCTTCATTGTTTTAACCTTGCCAGAAAGAATATCTTCTGGGTTAGGCATATCTTTAGCAACCTTACGGTGAGCCATGAACCTAATAGCGAGTCCTTCACCAATAGTACCAGATGCTAAGTCAGCAAGTTCGTCAACACCAATATCTTCGTCTTCAAGAAGATCTGACATAAAAGTCCAGGTACGTGGTGTAGCAAAAGCTCTGCTTGGGCTCTTAGGATCAAAATCAAACAAGTCTGATTTAGCAAAAGACAAGTAACCAACCACATCTTTGTGGATCTTCTTGTTTACTGCCCACTCCAACCAGCTTTCAAATTCTGGACGGACTTCAAGGTGTACAAAACGATTAGCAAGTGGGCTAGGCATTCTGTAAGTAACACCTTTATCACTTTCACGGTTACCTGCGGCAACAATCACAACGTTGTCGGGCAATTTGTACTTGCCAATTCGTCTGTTAAGAATTAGCTGATAACCAGCGGCTTGTACAGCCGGTGCGGCACTGTTCATTTCGTCTAAGAACAAAGTAACCATTGGGTACTCAGCGGCCATCTCTTCAGTAGGAAGATCAATTGGCGGTGCCCAATCCATTACACCAAGTTCTTTGTTGAAGTATGGAATACCTCGAATATCTGTAGGATCCATTTGACCTAAACGAAGATCAATCATAAACCCACCAAGTTCGGTAGTAAGGTCATTAACAACCTCAGATTTGCCAACACCCGGAGGTCCCCATAAAAATACAGGACGTTGTTTTTTAAAGCAACGAAGTAAACGAGTCTTTGCGTCTCGTACAGTAACAGTTCTTTCAGTAGTAATAGTAGTCATAGCGTCACGGGCCTTTCTATCTGTTAATAGCTAATTTTTTAGCTTATATATACATAGTACACGATAAAATGTAATATGTCAACCATTTTCTTGCCAAAATATCAAATTAATTTAGTCAACAAGTGGATTTTAATCCTTGTGTGTGTACATGTATTGCTTGGGATTAAGAGTAGCACAGGGGTGCTTTTTTGCTGTGTTAGTATAAACTGCTACAAATTCCTCCTCGCTGGGGTGGTAAGGCAGTTGCATACTAGCATAATCTCCCATTTTTGCTTGTAACGCTAGGGCGTCCTCTTGCACACTTGCAGGAACGTTAGGGTTAATGGTAATCTCGCCTAGGAACAGAAAAAGTTGTTGTTGTGTGGTGTATGTAGACATTTTAATAATTACCTCAAGTTGTTTAACTATAACTTATTATAACACTAAAAGGTCCTTAGGGTCAACCTTTTTATGCTCGGATTGCAACAAAATTATCGGCACTATATCCTGTGTATCTACTAGCACCACCAAACTTCATGTACACCTGATTAATAGCATCTTGTTCGCTAATTGCACGAACTAAATTAATATGTTTGGTGCCAGCATAAACATTATAATAATACATGTCAAATCCTCTATTTGTGTTCGTTGATGTTAGTTGATGGCCGCGTCAATTACAACAGCTCGTTTGTCATCAATATCGTGAAATTCCAACCATTCGCCAGTTAGAGGTTCACGAAACGTTTCACCGCATGAGTACGTCTCAATGAATACTTCGGCCAAGGGATTGGCACCCTGAAGAAAATCAATCAGCTCGTATACAGTCATTTTAGAATACCTCCTTAAAACCAAAACTAGCAACTACATGCTTATCACCGTTCTCAGCAATAACTAAGTCACCAACGCTAACACTGCTCATCTGCGCCAAACGCTCGATGTTCTCCTCAGGACCCATGTTACCTGTATGGAACACACCCTCGAGGCTATCAGCAGTAATGTTAGCAACGTGATCATAAAAGCCCTGACCATACATGCGGCTAGCAATTCCACCAGCATCTTCGCTAAAGGACATCTTCAACTTCATTGCATGACGCTCTACCGCATCGTGCCCTTCGGCGTTGATCTTATCTACTTCAGCGTCTGTAAGTTGCACTTGGTGAATTTGGTATTTCATGTCTTGCTCCTAATTCCTTATTATGTATACAGTATACGGCATCTTTCCCAAAAGGTCAACCTTTTTATGGGGTGCTAACCTATTGAAATCATTGAAAACCTAAAAAAAATTACATTTTTTTGATATTTTATCCATAAATAAATGTAGTTGAAAGAGCAGATCCCCATCATTACAAGGCCTTTTAATATACTAGTTAAAAAGTATCTAAATCTGCTTCTAGCATAAATAATATTACTAAGCACAGTAATAGCAATGGTACCAAATCGAGTTATTACATTGCTTATCTTTAACATTCCCGGGAGAATATTTAAAATGGAAAAAAGAACACTTCGTTGGGTACTAGCACATGAACCAATTGAGATATTCATTCGTGCCGCTAATCGTTTCGCTAGAGTAATCAGTGAAAAGACAGATGGCGCAATTAATATTGAAATTCTATCATGCGACGAGTATGCCAAGAAATATCATAATATTGACCAAGTTAACACACAATATCGCTATGAGTTAATGAAGCACCTTGAAGAAGGTCAGCTAGAAATGACTCAGCTTTATACCACTACACTAGGTAGCCAGTACCACAAAGATCTACTAGCATTAGACATGCCTTTCTTGTTTAATGATCACGATCATGTTGCTCGCGTACTAGATGGCGAGATTGGTGACAATCTACGTGACGGCTTTGCATCCAAAACCAATGCTCAGCCATTATGCTTTACCTACTCCGGTGGTTTCCGCGTACTACCTTCTAGTAAGAAAATTGAAAACCTTTCTGAACTAGCTGGAGAAAAAGTACGTACCGGCTCTGAAGTTTCCAAAGAAACTTTCAAAGTCTTAGGTTGTGACGTTGTTGGCGATCTTCTAATTGAAGAAATCGGAGCGGCTATCGGAGATGGTCGTATCGTAGCTGGCGAAAGCACATACCCACGTTTATATGGTTCTGAGCAAACAATTCAGCCAAGCAAAACTGCAAAGGCTGTTATTAATACAGAGCATAGCTTATTCTTAACCACAGTGTTAATTAATAAGGATCTTTGGGCATCATTTGATGCAGAGCTAAAAGAAGCTTTCCTAGAAGCCGCACAAGAAGCCGCTTTAGAAGAGCGTCGCGAAGCTCTACTAGACATTGAAAAGAACAAGGCACGCCTTGAGTCAGACAATGTTGACGTTGTTTATCTTTCACAAGCTGACATGGAAGACTTCCGTGCAAAAACTGAAAGTGTATACGACACACTAGATCATATGTTCGCAGACGGACTAGTTAACAAGATTAAAGAAGCTTAATTTAAGTTTCAATATCTTAAAATTGAAAAAGGTGCTCCAGGGCACCTTTTTCTACGATTAGCTCTAACTACCTTATAAATACAATCGTAACCTTAAAGGAGACTAAACATGTTTAAATCAATTATGAGTTGGTTTAGCCCTTCAAAGATAAAGAAGCAGGCCGAAGAAGTTGCCACAGTAGTTGGTGCAGAAGGCTCATTTTCGTTAATGGAAAAGAAAGCTTCGAAGGCAGTTAAACATACAAAGGCTTCGTTGACCAAACTTACAAAAGTTCAACTTGAAGACCTAGCTCGTAAAGAATGGGATCATGAACTAGACAGAAGACTTAAGAAATCTGACCTAGTAGATCAAGTTCTTAAACTTACTAAAAAATGATATATTGCTTAGATCGAGATTTTTACTTTTTTAATCATATTCTGTCTAAAGCAAACATTCCATTTACACAAACTAACGATCCTAAGGGTGCGGTGTTATTATTACATACACCTTATCCTTGGGACGTTACATGGGTAGAAACTGCCAACAAGTTAATTAAAAAAGCAAAAGATGTTATAGTGTTCAGCACTGAACTACATCCTCCTACAGTTGATTGGTTATCCACGTTACCCAAGAAGGCTCATGTGTATCTTAGTGGTCGCATACACAATATAAAAGCAAATCAATACCCGTATATGGATTGGTTTGCTACAACGACACACTTCTACAAGAAACGCCTCCATATACTAGAAGAACTGCACAATAAAACTCCTATAGGTGATAATCTTGTACACTTTAATGCCCTGTTGGGTCGTAAAAAACAGCACCGTGACTTGATATACAAATGTATATACAAGAATAAACAGGTACTCAGTACATATATACAATCAGAACATACAATTGATGAAGCAGTTCTTGATAACTCGCAATTTATATGGGAAGGAAAACCACAGCCAGTTAGTTATACAATTGACAATATCGAATATGATGGCGAACAGGTTAGTTTAAGTCAGGTGGTTCCAATTGATGTTTATAAGAAAACCAATTGGTGTATTGTTGCAGAAACAAATTATCAAAGCGAGTTTGTATTTTTCACTGAAAAAATTGCTAAACCTATAATGGCCAAGATGCCATTTATTATTGTTGGCAATCCTTTTAGTTTACAAGTATTACATTATCTTGGATTTAAAACATTCGATGGAATCATTGACGAAGGATATGATAAAATTACCAATTTGTATTCTCGGGTAGATCGTATAGCATCTCTAATAGACAATCTGACACATGACCCGGAAGTGCCTCAACAGATATTAGATCACAATTATGACGTTATGATGAACACTGACTGGCAGGATACTAAATCCATGAAGACTCTGTTTGAAGATGCTTTAGCAAAGTCTGATTAACATCAACTGGAATTCCGTCCCACGTTGTAAACTGTCCATCAACTTCAAAACAATATTCGTAACGTTTCCAAAACTCGTATATGTCTGGTGTCTTGCTACCCCAACCTTTTTCTCTAAGAGAATTATGTCGTTCTTTGCTTAATGTACAAGTTGGCATGTTACATGCATCTGTCACAGTTATAACATTGTGTAAAAGCAAATCCAAAGTAACGGTATTAGGAACCATATGTTCAAATTCGGCATCATCGATGTCTACTCCTATTTCAATATAATGAGATCCAATACGTTCTTTAATACAGTACTTGTGAAACCTTCGTAGTACTTGATCGACATCTGTTCGTATTAGTTTAACAGTATCTTCATTGTTTACAGTACTATTATATTCCTTGCACAACCTATCTAAATTGGCATATGCATACTTGGCAATGTTTACGTAGGACTCTTTATTACGTTTACGATTAGCAAACTTGGGTTGCCTAAACTTGCTTATTCTTTCTTTAAGATCCATCTTGAGGATATTCCTTCCTTAGATCTTCACGAACTTCTTCAAGTATTTCTACTACATTAAGACTCATATCAAGTTGACGTACACTAGCAACATCCATCATTAGATCATATAAACGTTCAGCCGCCATTTGTACATCGCGTTCTGAATCTTTGTTATGATAATGATAACACAAATCGTATAACTCAGATTCGTCTTCGCTCCATACAGCCTCTCGCAATACTTTATCGTATGCTTTTGGTAATACCTTAGTAAATTTGTAAAGGTTAGGTTCCATTTCAATTCCTAATTAAAGAAGGCTCAGGGTTAGTAGCAACCTGCATTATAGCACCTTCTCCGTGATAAGGCAAGTTTAAATCGCTTTCATTGAGCAAATAAATCTCTCTTAGAAAGTTAGCCATTGCACTTGGAGCACTCCATGAAGCACCAGGGTTAATATGTCCCCATTGCATTCTACCTTTACTGTGAACTATTGCACTTGAAGGAAATAGTTTTTTAGCAGACCTAAGAACTGTATTCATCCAATCTTCAGGTAGCTCTTGTCTTTTATCAAGACGTGCAATCTCATATAGTCCAATAAAAACACCTTGATCAATTTCTTCTTGTAACGGAAATACATCTTTAATACTGTTTAATATATTAAAGAGTACATTGCCTGTTGAGTCAAGATCAATTGCCTTGTATGCATAATTGAAATGACTAAAGAAGTAATCGTGTTCACCTCGATTATTTCCTTTTCGGGTATTCTTATCTTCTAAGTCAATTTCACAATCATCAAATTGATCTTGTAAACTCCTTGCACGAACATTCTTTTCTTCTCGTGATCCTAACCGGTAACGAGTCAAAGCATTACGATGAAGATCTCCTGGTGTTAATCGTTTAACTCCAGTTTCGTTTAACATCTCAAATGCATAACTTGGAAATGCAACATCATCGGTACGTACAACATTACAAGGTCCTGCTTGATATCCTAGTAAGGCAGTTGCAATACTTCTTTGTTGTCCATCATATATGGTTGTTATATCTTGACCTTCAATTTGACATGCACTAGCCGGCCCACAAAGTCGTGGATCGTAGTTTCGCATGATGTTAAGAATATGTTGAGGAATAGCGGCACGTTGAACTTCATAGTCAAGCCATTGTTCACTAAACGGAATAAAGTTTGTTCCTATAGGATAATCGTGACCATTCTTTTCTACACGTTCTCTTAAGGCTTTAAGTTTTTCTGTGGTTATGTCAAAGTCTGTTTGTAATATAATACGAACTTCTTCAATGACATCGGTAAGTTTACGAGTAAGTCTCATAGTGTTTCTCCATTTTACAATAAAACTGCTATCAGCACAATGCCTTTAGCAAGGATAAAGTTTGCTATAATTTTTACACTATAGCAAACTTTTATTCTTTTGTCAACTACGGTCTATAAAAAATGTGGTTGTCAATCTTGCTAACAACTACAAGTTCATGTCTCCAAGATGGTGTTACATAGTCTGCATGATAGTGAGTTGCACCACCAATAAAACCATCCCATCTGTTGTCTAGGACAATAGCACTGGCAATATGCCATGCTTGAGTAAATATGTCCCCTTCATTGCGACGAACTTCGTCATTTTTTCCATCACAATACCAACTAAATTGGCACCTATTACGTACTGGGTAATAACGTCTTTCACTGTCTTTAAGATGTTTGTGTTGACGAGTTTTCCAGCTCTCTCTTGTTGGTCCTTGCAGTATTACTCCGCATACTGTGTCAGGGTAGTTTTTGCTACGTACACGATTTACTACAACACGACCAACTGCAATCATTCCTAGTTTGGATTGATTCCGGGCTTCCCAATAAATATTTTCTGCCATGCATTTAATTTCATCATTAATTGCATCACTTAAATCTTCCATTGATTGATGTTCGGAAGTACCAGTTAAATAAATGATTGCCGGTAGTTCATTTTCGATCTGATTCTTTGTTGATATGGTTGCGTCAACAATTTCGGATTGGGCATCAAACTCTGCACATCCATCGTCTGTGCAATTATGTTCTGATGCAATTTCTTGATCAGTAACAAGTTCGTCTGTGCCAATATTATGTTGTTGTGCTTCTGCTTTATTGAGATTAAGTTCAGCTTGATCAGATTTCACATTAATCCCAGAGATGTTAATAGAAACAAATCCAAGAATACCTACCAAGGCAATAAATGTTAGTTTTTTCAAGTTACAACCTCCTGTATTTTTATTGTAAACTTTCGTAGTGTGTGTCTCTAACTATTATTTAATACCAGTAGTCGTCCTAGTTCTCTACTGTTATAAGTTTATAGTACTATAAGATACCCAAAAAGTCAACCAAAAAATTACGAATATTTAGATAAATTGTCTAAATATCCTGGAATATTGTCTTTTTGAAGATTTAACATCACAGAATCTGACTCATCGAGAACTGCTAGACGCAATCCTTTATGATATACATGGTAAGGTCCAGCGAGATATCTCTCTAGCTCTAGTAGTTGTTTGGGAGTAAAGGCACTGGGAAGCTCAAATTTGTACATGGTCATTTTTAGTTTGTTGGCAAGCAACCAACCTTGATGACTAAGGTGTAAACTCTCTTTATTGAGAGGATTCTTCCAAATTGTTAAATTTAGTTTTGGTAGGGAATTTAATTCAGGAGGCAAATCTGGCAAAGTTAATATAATCTTAGCCACTTGTGATTGACTGTAACGTTTAGGGGTAAATTGTTTCACCTTTTTTCAACAGTACTACTGTAAAACCGTCATTGTTAAATAACTCGTTTAGTTTCTTTGCTAAATTAATTGCATGTCCTGGATTGCTAAATGAAACCTTTTTGTATTTTGGTCCAGGATAACTAATAAGAATATTATGAGTTTTAAGATTGATCGGTTTGCCTTCATAATACACTGCCCAAATTCCTTCACTGGCGAGTACCTGATCACTTTTAAATGATTGTTTATTTACATGCTCTATGATGATATTTGGCTTAGGTCTTGACATAGTTTAAATCGCTTTTATTGAGTTAACCGCATACCTCTATTATATGCTACTTTTATTTATCTATTTTTTCGTTAGGATCTAAAATGTAATTTCCGGCATCAAGCTCAACTTGAATAAGTTGGTTTTCTAAATACTGCTGGTGTAATTCAATATTAAGCGATAATAGTTTAACAATTTCACTTACCACACCACTAGCAAGTTTTATATCCAATACAACTTCTCGTTTACCTGTCTGTTGTGCAACTTGCACACGGTCACTTAAAGTTTGTAAGTTACGAGTTAACTTAGGTGTGGGTAGGCTGTTTTCCATGCTTCCAACATTTCATTTTCGTTTTTAAATGGACCCATATATGCATACCTTCTGACCGTAATTAGCTTGGGACAGAAGTGACTGATCCATTGATCGTTGTCAAGTTCAATACAATAAAACCCTGCACAATATTGACTTTTACTTGCTGGAGTTTTAGTAAATACCGGCATTTTAGTTTGAGCATTGTAACTTTCGTTAAAAGTTTTTGTATCTCCAACTGGATATCCGTACAATGAATTGTCTTTAGTTTTAGCTGATTCATTGTTTTCGTCGCTGATACTAACGTTATATTTCACTTCAATATCTTTGAGTGCCGGGAATCGTTCTCTGTATGTTGCTCCTTTAACATACGTAAACCCGCCGCCTTCAACGGCTTGAATAGTGGCAATCTTTTTACCGTTATCTTCTACAATCCAAAATTTATTTTTTAGAACTGGAGTGGCTGTTTTTTGTGTCATTCTTTATACTCCGATGATAGTATCTCAGCAAACTGCTGAGCATTTTCACTCATGCGGTTAAGTTCATACTTGCCGCAAAATTTAAGAAACTTAGTTCCTATTTGTGAGATGTTTTTTGTTACACTATTTTCTGCAATAGTAGTAGCAATAATTTGTTTAACGTCATCTGGTTGAGCAGAAAGATCAACCAATGTTACATTACGTTCGTAGTCATCAAGCACACGGTGCTCAATTTCGTTATGGTCAACCCAACGTTGTAACATTAGGTTATTCCAATTATATCCTTTAGTCTTTCTATCAGCATATGCTTCTAGTAGACCAACTTTGTTCTTAGTACCTTTCTTACGTACCCCAGGATATGCACTGAATACATTATCACTAGAGTCACCTCGCATACATTTTTCAAACAATAACCATTCAGGGTCTGGAATTACTTTAGGTTCTTTAGTCTTTTTATCCAATACTCTGTTACCTTTCTTATCAAAGATACCTTCAAGTGTATGCAACTCGTCGGTTATGCCATTGTACTGTTTTACGTTACTTGATAGTAGCTGGTAAAAATCACTGTCGCTACTAACAATAATATGTTCATCGTCTGGGTGACTTTGTATCCAACCTGCAATAAGATCGTCTGCCTCTAGTTGGGGGTGTTGCATAACAGTACAATTGGTTTTTTCTGACACAAAGTCTTTAAAGTCGTCAAATGCCTCCCAGAATACTTTATCTTCTTCTAGCTCTGCTTCTGTAAGGGCGGCACGAGCCACTGCCCTATTTTTCTTATACGGATCATAAAAGTCTTTACGCCAACTGCGTCCTTCAAGACAGAATACAATATGTTCACCTTGTTGATCACGCCAAACTTTGTTGAGTCCGGCTAAGGTAACATGCATTGCAAAACCTAATCGAGTCCAAGTATCAGATCCTCTAAATGCCGCATGCCGGGCACGAAAGAACGTATTTGCGGTGTCAACTAACAGATACTTCATGTGTATATCCTATTATAATATTCAAATTTTATATAGTATAATACATATTTTTGATTAAGTCAACCAATTTAAATGTGATTTCCGCCTCTTTGGAGATATTGTCTTAAATAGTCTGCCCAAGCACGATGTGCTAATTTTGGGTAATGATAACTATTTTTGTTTACTGTACTATAACCCTGTTTCTTTAGGTAATAGTAATATGTTCCGTCTTGTTCGTATGGGTTGATATAACAGTTGTCCCAATTTAGTTTTTCACGACTAAACGACACAGTGTTAAAGAAATACTGATATGTATTAAAGAATAGGTGATTTATGTTCTTTCTTGATAATTCTAAATGGAACTGATGTATTTCATCATGCCATTTATATTCTAGTTCACGTTCTTTTTTTGATTGTGTTATAATCCACTGCTTGTATTTATCTCGCAAATCTCGTGGGACCAGGTCAACTCCACTACAATTTACCTGAAAATATTCATTATCATGGAACCATTCTTCTCTTTCCCAAGTACTCCATCCAATTAATACTAGTCCAGGTTTTTCTGATGTTTCTTCAAGCCATTTCCGGGTAGTACGTACAATACGATCATTGCTACTAGCACTCTCGCTATCATTGTAAGGAGTCATGCCCAATTGATCTGCTAATACGTTGCCAAAACTTGCTATTTCGTTTTCTGGGTGTGGTTTACGATTAGGCGGAGGATAGTTATGTGGATCATCTTCTGCAAATGCAAATGAAACCACTGCTTCAGCGCCGGCCGCATGACTGTCGCCGTTAATGTATAGTATCTTTGACATTACTTCTGATTTCGAATATCAGGATCTGCTTGTTCTTGTTCATAGTTTTCCATAACAACATTGCGACAAACAGATTGAAACCAACGATCTACAATTAATTCTTCGGCTTCGCCTGGTTTGACCTGGTATCCTGCTCTGACTAAATTAACAATAAATTTATCATTCCAGTCTAATTCAAATGCCCCGTTGCCAACATCATCCGGATCAATATCCATTGAGATAACTTCAACCCATGGTTCACCTGCTTCGGTAGCAATTTCCTTTGGAGTCTTCTTAGGCTTCTGCTTTGGAGGAGTGGCTGTAGCAGGTTTCTTCTTAAACTTATCAAAAAATGAATTCATATTTCTACTCCTATTCTAGTTCGCATATACAAGTTGCTATTAATCGGTCTTCACTAATAATATGTATGCCGTGTTCGTCCTGAACAATATCAAGTACTTGATATGGTTTAATGTTACCAAAGAAGTACATATTTTTAACAGTAACTTGTTTCTTTAGTATATCTGCAAACTGGTATATGTACCTAACATAGTTTGCACAATATAGTATTCCAGCACAATTAAAATCAATACTAGGATACGTATTAAATGAGGCTAATATTTCTTTTGAACGTGTAACACGTTTAAAATTTCTGTGATTGGCCCAAAACTCTAAGTCTCTATTTTTTGCAGTTATAGCTTTAACAAGTGAACCCTTATCAATAATTATCCCAATACTGTACAAGGTAATTTTATTTTTACCAAATGTATGTACAGTCTTAAAGATAGCATCGTCAACTTGTTCTCCTGTTGTAACAATATGAAGTACATCATCTTCTTTAAATGTATCTACAATGTCAAAATCAAGACGTAGAAAACTTTGATAAACACGCTCACCTTTTACTGTTGCATCACCGGGACGATCATACATAAAATGCCAGTGTATGTCTCCAAGTTCTTTGCTAAGATGATTTAGGTTCAAATCAAAATTTGATAGTAGGTGTGGCATTCCACATACTATTTGGGTGTGTACTACTTTGGTCAAAATCCTCGGTTCCTCAGTTTGTCAATGTCAATGGGTGCTTTCATAGCCTTTTCTAATGGCGTTTCTTTCTTACGTGCCCCATGCATTTCCGAAGATATCAACGTGTAGTCTGGGTGTATATCTCCACCCTTTTTGCATTGCGAGTTCTGCGACCCTTTTAGTCGTTGCTTTATACTCGTCATACCGTCCGCCAAGCGGCATAGTATATACTGGACACTCAACCCCGGCCGCACGATACTCTTCAGTAGCTCTGCTAACTTCGTCCACATCCACATCATCGTTAACCACAAACTTAAGATACAAATCACTATTAGGAAGATTATAGTAAGTGCTAACAATGTCAGGGTTAATAGCATCACTCCAAGACTCTCCCGAAACGGATAACTTTGGGCTACACGAGAAAGTAATACATATTCTTTCTTGATGTGTGATAAAGTCAACAAACTCCGGTCTAAGAGCTTGAGTACCATTTGTTTCGATTGTAACATTTTTTAAATCTTTCATTTTCGGATGATTAAATAATTCAACATAATTTTTTTGCCAACCAAGCAATGGCTCTCCGCCAGTTATAATTAGATGAATATCTTGCCCATTGGGCATGGTCCATGAACCATTTGGTGTTAATGCTAGTAAACGTTCAGCTACCTCGTCAGTGTTAAGATTTTTCATAAAACGTTTAAACTGCGGATAGATACTTGCATACGTATCGCAACCAGTATGCACAATTGGTAAATCTCCAAAATTCTCGTATTGATCAATATTATCAATAACTTCTTGCACTTCAGGATTTGGTTCGTTTTTAGCAAAGGTTTCGTCTTTGGATCTACCAAAGTTCTTACAACGAAAGTTGCAACCAAACATACGTAAAAATACACTAGGTACTCCTACAAATTTGCCTTCACCTTGTATACTATAAAATTCTTCGCTATAACGCCAGTTCATAGTGTGCCTTTCTATTCTTGTTCAATGTATTCTTCACCAGGCAATGCACAGATAGGGCAATCAACCTCAGGGTGAGTTTCGCCATAATGGATATGCCCACAAACCGGGCATATCCACTGTTTGTCAGTATTACTTGTCACTGAAGTTTTCTTCTAACACAAGCAAACCATCGTCTGCTTCTGCAATCTTAGCAATTTGTTCAGCAATAGCACCAGTGATGTCTGGATGCTCGCCAATACCTGCTGGATTTTGCATGTAGACATCGATATTAGCAAGGCCTTCTGCCTTTTGTGCTTGATACCTTGCCTGCAATGCCAATAGTAGTTTATTGTTCATTATGGTTCTCCTTGAACGAGGTTTTTTGTACGACATACGGAGAATAAATAGCAGAATTTGCCCCGTGTTCTGCACACTCACAACTCTCACACCAACAACGTCCATTTGTCATTTCTTTGACGAGTTTGTCTGCAAAGCGCCATGCATGTTCTGCAAACTTCTCTGCACCAACCCCGTCAAATTCTCTTACTTCACATAAGTCTTTGTCCTGCAAATCATAAAATTCTTGTTTATGAGGATCAGCAATATCAATTGCTGTCTTATGATCAAAGCTATCTTCAAGCCATGCTTTGAGTGGTTTTAATCCACCAAAGTCAACGGCCCAGTTTTTTTTATCTAATTCAGAACAACCAAATGTAAATTTAAACTGCAAACTATAACCATGTAACAAATGGCAATGTGAGTGATCTGCATTTGGTTGACGGAACACTGCACTTAGTCCTATGTTGTGTCCGTATGTTTTTGTACTGTAGTATGTCATTTAGAAATCACCTTTATAATATTTAATACTATACGTTATTTGCATAATTGTCAAGTACTTCTTTAACCATTTTAATTGGTTCTTGCATATGAATACTGAACCAGACTCTTGGTTCAGTAATTACTACCTCGTGATCAACAGTTATATTGATTACAACAGGTTTATGTTTTTCGGTACCATAAGTGAACTTGGCATCGTTGCTATATACAGTTCCGTATCCACTATTATTTGATATAGGATATACTAAACTTGATTGTCCGTTCTTTATGTTGTCTCTGTGCAACGGAACATTTTTACTACTCCAACAAATTGTTGCTGGGGTAAATGTTAAATTTGGAAATTGTTTTTTAAACCAATTATCTAATATTTCGGTTTCGGGTATTCCGCCCATTACAAAGAAATCAAAACTTGGACCACTCTTGCTTATCCAACCACCTGTAGGTAGACTTGCTACGATACTGTTTACACTTTCGTATAATATATTTTCTTTGTATTTGTTTGTGTGAACATAATTTATAGCCGTGTCAGTGACACGTAATGACAGTTCAGTCCAATCTACATTGCATGTGATTTTAAAATTTGGATAAAATCCAAGCATTATTTTGAGTACCTTAATGCAAAATAAATTGCGTCTTTTTCATCAATAAAAGTACAGTACCCGATATCTTTATTGTCTTGATCAAAGTACCAACCCCATTCGTTAGTTATATTTTCTTTACACCAGTTAATTGTCGTACCTGGAATTCCACCATCGGTAGTTGCTCGCACATCAAAGTTATAATGCACATTGTATTTTCCTTCTAGACCCTTAAAGGTTCTTCCCACGGAAATACTACCCACACATCCTCCTCGGATTTATTAATCTCAATTTCTGAATAGTCAACCTTGAAGTTGCTACCCATATTGTCAATAATACTTGCAAAACGTACATTGTTATGCCATACTTCATTCCAACGAAGATCGTTAGGTAAGCACCCTGAGGGCCAATCTTGTTTAATCCAGTTGAACGTTGCACCAGTGTCATTTATATCATCTACAATTAAAATATTTTTTCCTTGTCCGCCACTGTCTTGATTAGGATAACCAAATGCATCTTCGGCCATCCATAGATTTGATTCTTGTTCATCACCATCACGTAAACGAACATCTAGTGTATGCATTGTAATACCAGTCATATGACTTAGGTATAAAGCTGGAACTAGCCCGCCGCGTGTAATTCCTACAATGTATTTAGGTTTAAAGTTATCTCTATACATTTTTGTTACAATGGAATGACATGCATTTTTAATCTGAGTATCGTCAATATAGAGTTTATTCATTGTCATTCCTTTAACATTTTTCTAGATGAAAGATATTTTTCGTGTTGAATCCATTTACCGTCTTTGATAAATCCCCAGTCTTTCCTTTGTGGTCCGGGCATAAACAATGTCCAGGCTTGAACATCAGGGTCTAGTTCAATTCTGTGTGTATTGTTGGACTTGCACATTCTAAAATGTCCGGGACCTCTCCAAAACTTTCCGTCGGGGGTATGCTCCCAATATCCACCTTTAAGAATAAGTGTAGCATATCCCCAAGGATGATCGTGTAAATCATCTGGATCGCTTTTAAGAAATTTGTGTAGGAAAATATTGAAAGGAAAGTGTTTTCTTTCTTTAATAAACACATAGTAACGTTCAAGATAAGGCTCGTCATCCAACCTATCGTAAACAATTCTTTTTCGACCTAATCGATCAAGTAACTTTAAAAACATAACTTCCTTTCTAGCACCAAAAACTGTGCTCTTTATTTTCCACAAGCAAACTCTTGTTGCAGTTTAATGTTATCCATAAACTCTTTCTTAGTGCCTGGATCATCACTAAATGCACCTCTAAGTACAGTTGTTTGTGTTAAACTACTATGTGCCATAATGCCTCTGTTTTCGCAACAACCATGAGTGGCCTGAACGTAAACACCTATGTTAGGACTACCTGTTGCTTTTTGAATCTCGTTAGCAATAACATTATTAAGTTCTTCTTGTAGTGTACCTCGCCTTGCACACCATTGAGCAATACGTGTATACTTGCTAAGACCAATTAGTGTTTCTGCGGCAATAATACCAATGTATGCAACACCGCTTACTGGTTGATGATGATGCGAACACATACTTTTAAGTTCTGAACGTACAACCAACATACCTTTGTATCCATCATCTACATGATTAGGAAAGGCTGTTGCCTTAGGCATTGGGTCGTACCTGCCACTCATAACTTCATTAATATACATTTTAGCAAGACGTCTTGCAGTATCCATACTGTTAGGGTCATTGAATCTATCAATAACCAATGCATCAAGAACATCTTCAAATGCTACTGCAATTTCATTAATTAAATCTTGTTTTTCGTATTCGTTATGGATATGTTTAGAAATATTATCACCAGCCCAGTAGCGGTCGCCTGATTCTTTTACACGATCTGTGATAATTTTAGATATTAGTTCACTCATTTAAAATCTCCGATGTTAAGGCAGAGGATTGCCATTTATTATGCGGACTTTGGTAGTTGTCCGTGATTGTCTCTTAAGATGTTACCTCTATGACAGGTAACCATCGTACTATTATATAACCTTTTTAATCGTCCGATAGAACTTTTACATTCGGATATGGTAGTATACTCTTCTACTCTATCTCTTACTTCGTAACATGGTTGTCCAATTGAACATACTATAATTAATGCATAAATGTCTATCATCTTCTTATTATACCTTTATTTAGAGTTATTGTCAAGTAGTAATATTAGGTTTTATTTCCATTTTATATCTTTTCCATTTGGATATAATTCGTCAGCGGCCTTTGGTGGAAGTTTACTTATATCTCCGGTCCTTAATCGTTCTAGTCCATCTAGTGCAATCTCAGGGGTAGGTCTCATATGGAATGCAATACGTGGAAGTATTTCTGTTTCCCATGGAGTAACTGAGAGGTTCCGCCCGTCATAACGTTGCTGAATCGTATGTTTGTAGAACGCCGGGTCGTCGGTTAGGATCGCACCACCCCAACCGAGATATAAGGGTTTGTCATAACCAAAACTTAAACATTGTAATTGTCCTGGTTGGTACATATTCTTTTTAAGTAATCTTGCACTATCCCAAATACGGGTATTTTCAAAATGATATTGGCCTCTCCATACTTCTTCTGTAAGTGTATAAGAGATATCCAATCTATGTAATAACTGATAAATGCTTAGGTAGGTATATGCACTAAACTGGCATTCTTTAACTTCATCGTACCTAAAACATAGTTCTAATGCATTGGTACAGGTGTCTGTCATTACGGCCCACTTGGCACCAGTATATAGTGCTAATTGCTCCTCAAACTCCTGTATATGACTAAAACTCATGCCTGTTCTTGCTCTTTTTGTTTCTCTAGTAGTACGTTATACCAAGCCCATACGTCATTGATAATTGTGTCTAAGTTACTATTTACTGGATCCCAACCTAGTTGTGTTTTTGCTTTATCACTGCTGGCTATTAGCATATCTGGATCACCTTCTCTGCGTGGTCCTTTTTCTACTTCGAATTCGCCAATTTGTTCTACCACCGCATCAATAATCTCTTGGTTACTGAATCCTTTGCTAGTGCCAAGATTAAATGCATTGGCACCAACGGCTGTGTATTTTGTAACGGCGTTTAGGTGTGCCTGAGCAATATCTTTTACGTGTACATAATCTCTAACACAAGTACCATCTTCAGTTTTATAATCTGTACCATACAAAGTAAACTGTCGTTGGCGTAACTTGGCTTCAAGTATGCGAGCAATAATATGAGTAGCACCAAACACTTGACCAAGATCTTCACTGGCACCAGCGGCATTAAAGAAACGAAATGATACACTGTTCAATCCGTATGCACTAGCATAGTCTTTGAGCATGGTTTCAATTATTGACTTTGTATTACCATATGGGTTTACAGGATTGATCTTGCTATCTTCTGTGATTGGAAGTTGTTCGGGATTGCCATAAACACTTGCTGAACTACTAAAAAGCACAACAGGTAAATTATCTTTTTGTACGTTAATTATATTGTCTAATAAATTGATTGTACCAAGTACATTGTTCTGATAGTAGGCATGCGGATCTGTAACACTTGGACCTACTAGACTAGTACCAGCACAATGTACAATAACATCTGGTTTGATAGTTTCAATATACTTTCCAACGACCTTACTCTCACCGTAATCAGCACGTAAAAACTCGTTACAGTATGAACGTGCATTTTCATTTGCACCAGTGCGATCTAAACCGCACACATACCAACTGATATCTTTAAATGCTTTAGCAACATGGCTACCAACGTAGCCATCACTGCCGGTAATTAATACGGTGTTTTCAGGCATCTTAGTATTTCCCTTCCGCTACATGATCACGATACCTGTTACCACTTCGTAACCAAGTATTGTGTTTGTAACTGCCTTCCATAATATCAATCATACGATCAATAGTACCATCAGTCCAGTTACTGATTTTACCCATATTAGGACTTGGTTCCAAAAGACCTTGCATGATTTTACTTACTGCATCTTCTTTGCTCCACGGAGTATACAGACGTGTATAATCATTTGCAAACGTTTCAGGAAAACTTCTGTAAGCAGGATACACCACGTTACAACCCAATGCATCTGCTTCACTTACAGTATTGCTTACCCAGTCTTGCAATGCACAATTAAACAATACTTTGCTATCATTTACTGTATAGTAGTAATCATTCTTTTGCAAGTATTTCAGTATTGTAAGTTTACCTTCAGCCTGCATTGCAAGTGCTCGATCCAAATACTTTTCATTATTACTACGCAATGGACCACCACTTAGTACTGCAAACTCAACATCAGGCCTTTTCTCTTTGACCATTTCAATAACATCCATAAAGAAGTCTGGTTGCTTCTCTTGGTCAAAGCGAGCCGCAAATACTACTCTGTCGCTACGTTCTGTCCACGGTTTAATTTTGTTATCAATACGTCTTTGAACTTCTGCTTTACCAAAACTCAAACCTGAGATGTTATAAATTGGAGCAGTCCAGTTTGCAATCTTCATGTGTGCAACCATCTCTTCATTGGTTGCTAGAATATGAACATTAGGAATTTCGTTGCACATCTGTTCGTACAATGACATCCACTTGCTCATACCCCATACATGAACAAAGTCATCTGGGTCAATTGCCTGGGCTAAACAACGTAGAAAAATCTTAGGTCGTTGCTCTTCTGGTATCTGACACATGATATAAGGTAATGATTCCATACCAGGCTGAAACATGTCTTCAAAGAATACAACATCTTCACCAGTACATTCTCCATTTCGCATCATCTGTACCAGGTTCATCAACTGACTCATACCAAAGTATGAACGACCATGTGCATCTAGTACTTGCCCAACACTAATTGCTTTAGTGTCATCTATTGTAGTTCCGGGAACGACAACATAGTCAATCCCCCGGCGGTCGAACACTTCAGTGCTCCAATCTTGAAGTTGTAAAGTGTATCGACCTTCGTAGGGTTCTAAACCCATATAGAATAATTTACGCATGTTTCCTCGTGGCCATTTTATAATTGTTCTTTTTCACAAACGGTCGCTTCTTCTTGGACTGGCTATTCCAGTGGTTACGAATTCGTTTGCCTTCCTTGAATGCCAAAAAATCAACATAGTGATTGTTGGACTTATTGTAGAGATCCCGTTCATTATAGGGCCTCCCAAACTGCACACAAAACTGACGGTATTGATCGAGATCGTCGAAAATTGCTGTGACTTCGGACTTCATTGTTTTGTTCCTTCTTTTGGAGTGTAAGTAAGTTGAAGTTCATTATTGTAATATGTTCTAGCAAGTTTGTCAAGTGTCTAATACTGAATTTCGCAACCATTTTCACCATCTTCAGACACATGAATAGTAACATCACGTCCTGGATAAATGGTTGCAATTTCTCTGTATAAGTCATCTGCAATCATCTCACATGACTTATAGTCTACGTTTAGTTCGCCTTCAAACAGTTTCATTAACCAACGTTTAAACTGAATGAATTCAATATCTCTATCGTCATGAAATACTTCAATAGCTACACGAAAATGAAAGATATGTCTGTGTGGGTGAGCAAGAAAACTTACATCATATTCATCACCAGTGGCAAGGTTAGGATCAGTTGCCGCGGCAGGATAACAATGCATACCTTCTTTGGTAAAAGTAACCCAAATCATTCTTTTTGCTAATCCAATAACTTCGCTGGACTTATCCATACCTTTTCCAGTTAAGCTGACTATGTTATCATTGGCGCTCATTGTTCATCTTCCTTTGTAGATTTGTTTTTAATTACATCGTCTTCCATGCATAATCCATAAACACGTTTACGATCATTAACACCTTGAGTTAAAAATTTATGATGCTTATCACCTCGGTATTCGTCCCAACGTGTAAATGTTTCACGTGTACGTAAGTTGTGAAGTTCATGCACCCATACACCACCATTGGTTGCTTCAATACCTGTGTCGTCAAGTTTGATACAAGTATTATAATTTGCACGTTCAATTCCGGGTACTTCCAAAGACACCAACGGAATAAAACGCGGTTCGTTGATAAGTTTGGAATTCATAACCAAGTTCCAATGGTGTGGTTGAAAATCTAGTGTACACCAGAAGCCTTTCTTAAGAAAAGCAAGTACAGTCAGTTCCCATATCTTGAACTCTTTAGAGTCAACAGTTTCTGGAAAACCTTTGTTTGCACCAAAGTAAAGGTGTGTACAATGTTTTGGTTTAACCGACATAATAAATTTAACTGGATATATTTTAGGCAAAAACAAAGTTTGCATATTGTAGGCTGGAGTATGTTCAATCTCTCTACCCACCATAAAATCGCTGTCAGACCTATCAGTAACCCTGACAGATTTAATAAGTGCTTCGTCGTCCATGCATCTAAACCTTTAAGTTGATTGTTTATATACTATAGCATATAAACCTATTTAGGTCTACAATTTAGATAACCAAAATAATATTTTTTACGGTATGTCGTTAAAATCGTTGTATAAAGTATATTTTGCAGTAAGTTCGTCATTGGCATGAATAGGGCTAGTACTCATAAGGTATACAACAGGAACTTGATGCCAGAATCCTTTTACAGTTTTGCAATTAGGTTCCTCGGAATGGTTATAGAAAGCACCTAATGCGGTCCTTATATAACCATGAGGAAAGTTTTTGTTTTTGATATGTACAATACCAAAAACCGTATCTTCAACAAAGTCTTGTGTAGCAAAGAGTCCAAGACCTTGTACATTTGAATCACGGATAGTTAGTCCGTCTGGCAATGGTCGATACATTTATTGCAGTCCTTTTAATCGTATCTATGACTGTGTCTGCGGTGGTTACGAGTGCAAACCTTATACCAACTTTGGTAAGGATGACCGTAACTATCATATCTAGTTTCCCAGTGTCGCTCACAACGTACATGTCTTCTAACTGGCCTAACTTCGTGTATCACTGGCGGCTGTACATATGTAACATGTGGTTGAACATAAGTTGTAGTATGTCCTTGATTATTGTGCAGTATGTTGCCAATAATAGTTCCAATTACAAATGGAGCAATCCAGTTGTTTCTATCTCCAGCTTGAGCAGTACTTGATATCATCAAGGTGCCAACTAATGCAACTGTGGCAAGTGTTTTCTTCATAGTAGCCTCCTACTTGTATGTTGTTGGTGGATCTGCTTTCTTGGATTCTTTGATTTCTCCACCACTGTTTGGTTCCAAAGTATTACCTTCTTTGGTGATTCTTTTTTGATCAACAAATTTGTATACTTGGATATCTATGCCGTACTTGTTATCTGGCATAATCTTTCTTTTTCCTTTTAAACCCTTGGCCCCTTTAGATTTTCCAACCTCTTCAGACTTCTTGTGTAATTTTTTATGCAATGGGCGTTCATAAGGTATAACATAGTTCATTGGAAATGGTTTATCGTTTTCACGAATCCATAGATAAATTTTCTTATTGCCTTCGTCAGCAATATACGAAATTACATTAAACTCTTCTGGTAACACTCTTGTTGTTGGTTGACCAAGTATGCTTTGGTATGTGTATACTCCACTTGTTACAAAGAAAACAACAACAGGAATCACAAAAAACAATCCACGCACCTTTAACTTTATTAACATCACCAACGAAATAATAAAGAATACAATTACAAGTCCGTATAACATCCATATATTAATATTTTCAAACAGTACATCTATCATTTATAATCTCCAGGTTGTGGAACATCATAAATTGATGTATTAATAAATCTAGCCGGAGTGTCATCTAATTCAACAATGTCGCCTTCAACACTAACTGTAAAACGTGTTACAGTTACTTCTTCGCCTTGCTTAGTTAGCATCAGCCTACCTTCAAATGCTTTTTTAAAAGGATTTAATTTAATAACTTGTACATTGATTGGATACATCTTTTCAGGTTCACCTTCAAGTCTATACAAGTGTAAATTAACAAGAAACTCTCCGGCCGGCACTCCGCGTATTGTTACTATTTCTTGGTTGATGTTAACCACTTGCACTTGACCATCAGCTTTGGTATATACATCAGTTACTTTTCCCATGTCATCTTTATCCAAGTGCATGGTTCCGGCTTGCTTTGCACGAAAGCTCACTATATTACCAGCTGGATCCTGTACCCAGAGATCAATATCCGTATTGGCATTTGCCGCCCAATCAAGTATAATTAAAAATTCAGCTTTCTGTTTAACTTCGCTTTGTTTTGCTACTGGATTGATTAGTATAAGTGTTAGTATATACAGACTAATAAAGGTTAGCAGTAGAATGAATAGAAAGTCAACAAATTCTAATGGATTTGATTTAGTCTTCATGATCATCTGCACCCAAGATAACAAACTGAGTTCTTAAATGCAGACTAGTGATTAAACCAAGCAATGTGGTATTAAGAGCTGTAAAGAGACCTTGGGTAAGTCCGCTTAACAATCTTTTAACTGATTGTACATCGTTGATCTCAATGTTTCCTAGAGACCCCGATAACATAATCATAAAACCAATAATAGTTCCAATCATACCAAGAGTAATAGCAATGCTACTTACATACTCTTCCTTTCTATAGTCTGCTTCAAATCCAGTTATAGTGCTTTGCCAGTACTTGGCTCCAACAGATATAGTAGACATAATTAATAATGTTGTTATTAAATATGTAATAAACGTTTTATCGTTGGTGTATAACTGAGTTAATACTCCAAAATCGTGTATAATATATATAACTGCAATGGTTATAACGTTTAGCAACCACCAGTATAGCAACTGTCTTTTCACCTTATTTCCTTCATCTACCTAAAGTATCATATGAGGTTTTCGAGCTCACGTTCGATTGTTGAGATTTGATCTTTAACATGTAACTTCTTTAGTTTCAATGCACCAACTCGTCCATTGTCAGTATAACACGGTTTTGACATAATCTCATCTACTTGTGTATTTAACAAATTATGAGTTTCTTTTAAACTTTTTAAATGTCGTTCAAGTTTACTCTTTTTCATGTTATTCTCCTTTTATGAAACTGAAAACAATTCTCCAAACATTGTGTTTGCATTCTTTGTCTTTTTACCTTTAAAGCCACGGGTACCAATAATATCCATCCAGTAATTATCATACATATCAATTACTGCCATAGCAGTTTCTTTGTCGGGTGCTTCAAATACTGCATCAACAATATCTTTAAAATATGTATAATCACCTTTTTGATTCCACATCATCGCTGGATGGTCTCCTGCATCAAATCTTCTATTGGCTTCTTGTACTGCGGTCAAGTGCATGTAAACATTATGACCCATTAATAAACAATAACTGAAACTATCCCAACTAGTTTTACCTTCTTTGCCGTTTTTGTTTAAATCACCTGGTTTGTAATAGCATATATCAGAAATCTTTAATTGGTCTGATATTGGCGAATCTTCAAATACTGTATGAAACCCATCTGCAAGTAACGCATCGCTTAATTTACGTGAGTCTGTTGCATATTTTTTATCATCAGCAGTTGGACTCATTAGATAACTCCATTTGCCATTATGAGTAAATTTATTTTCTCTATATACCTGACCATTTGCCGTTGCTAAGAAAGGACTTGCACAATCAAAACTGATTGTAAAGGAAGGATTTACATGTTTTCTAACTGCTCGTTGTAGTACTGTTAATAGTACTGCCCATTCCAGTTTACTTGTACCTAAAAAATGCATCCAATCATGTATGCCTTCTTGCAACAAGTTATCATAACGCAATGTAACCAACCTTTTAAGAACCAAGTGTATATCACACATGTTTTGTCCACCCATGGACCAACCATTAAAGTGTGTATCAGGATACTTAACCGGATCACAATAGTCTTTCATTGTTTCATACCAACGTTCTGCATCAGCATGATTTGCACCTTGCAATACGTTTAGAAACTTTGCACCACCGTTGTTAACACCTTTACGGTGTTTCATAAAGTATTCATTGTTATACTTTGTGGCATCAACTGCTTCTTGCAATGTACTAATCTGACATGCTTTAGATGCTTTCTCGTCATGAATAACCCAAGTCGGAATATCTAATGCCATTGCGTAGTCACTGATATTATCTAGCCATGTCAGTATAGCCGCACGTTTCTTTTGAGCTTTAGCACAACCGCTGTTTGCTTTCCAGTCGCCTTCCCAGAGACCTTTAGCAATTTGGAAACCTCCACTATCACCAAGTATCAACGTACCTTCTTCTCTGTTGCGAACCATGTCTTCGGACCAGTCTTGCTTGTTCAAATCCAAGTTAGCATGTCCGCCGGAGTACAAACTCCAACGATAGGGAAACAAACCTTTTTGACTGTTTAGCCAATTAAGTTCTTCCATATCACCAAGTCCTGCTTTGGACAAACGATCTGGTTCAACGTAATGTTCGTTACGTTGTTTACCTATAAATGTAGCATAAAATCCGCTAATAGCTGGAAGAAAGACAGCATAGTCATTCTGCTTTGCAGTTAAGTTATCCATTTACGATACTTGTATGGCAATATAAATGCAAAGAACAAGTATAACTACCTTCCCGTAATCAAGATCAAAATCTGTACCTTCGCCAAACTTCTTTTTAAATTCACTTAGCTTCATGTAACCTCCTATTTGGTTTGTGCAGGTAGAATATAGTTATAAGCAATTAGTCCGCTGTCAACTGTAATCATTGATGCACCTTCGTCGCTGATCTTAAAAGTCTTATCACCAGGCAAACTTAGGATAGCATTAACATAAGCTACTGGCCAACTCCAGTTAGTTTTTAGTGTACCACTTACACCTTGTTCGAACACAAACTCACCTGAATGACTGCTTGGATCACCAAAGTAAAACTTTAGTTTACTATCTTCAGTTTTAGCACTAAAGGTTGTTTCGTCTGGGTGTGCTTGTGACATAAACTTCAATCGTTGAATACTAGTAACAGTTGGAACAATATCAATATTCCATGTTACATCTTTAAACTTGAAGTTCTTCAAGATACTGTTAACTACACTTTCGCCCATAAAGCGATAGTCGTTCTGGAAATCACCTTCTTTGTTTTCAAAGTGCAAGTTGCTTGGTTCATCATTGTTACGATTTACACTAAGTTTTGCTTCTTCTTTGTAAACAGGAAGTCCAAGTAAAGTATGCAATCTACCCAAGTTAGGAAGCCCAAATGTTCCAATAAAGTCTGGAATAGCATTTTTAAAGTCAGCTTCGATAACCACACTTGTACGATCTTCACTGATTGAATTTAGTTTAGTTCCGTTTTCATCACCTGTAATCTTGGCCAACTCAATTCCGCCAAGGCCGTAAGTGTGTTGAACAATATCTAGTAGATAGTCTTTCATTTTCAATCCTCTTTCATTAGATTATATTATAATGTAGCATACACTTATTCAAAAGTCAATTCTTTTGGATACTTTTCTATATGCACAATCTTAGCCATTGCTTGATGAGCTTTAATACTTTCAAGTTCTCCAGGTATACGAATCTCAATCCAACTTAGGTTTCCGATATCAAAACTTGTAACATAATCAAATCCAACACTTTGACACAACGGTATTAAAAGAGATTTAGGCATGTAGCTCATAAAATAACTTTCAGCAAACGCCGCCTGTTGTTCTATATCTGAGTTATTGTAAGTGAACATCATTGTTCCACCTGGACGCAATAGTTCTTTTGCTTGACCAAGATAGTCTTTGAGACCTTGTATACTTCTATAATTAAAATAGTTAAAACTGAATATAAAACCAAATTGACCAATTGGTAACTTTTGTATGTCTAATATATTTGGTTGTCCAGATTCTTCTTGTATCAAATATGGTCGCACTCTATTTTTATATTGATCATTGAATTTGCTAAGTGTGTTATCAATAAATTCTTGGTAGTTATCAACAATGTATAACGGATCACCAGCAACTAACTCATTGGTCATATCTCCATCTCGGCAACCAAGTTCAAGAATAGGAAATCGCCAGTCAACATACATCTTAATACGTTGACGAAATATTTCGTCTGCTTTGTCGCTCATGGTAAGTTGACGACCATCTCTAATACTTTGTGCTGAATCATATGCAAGTTCTAAATCATAATTTGAAGCATAGAATTTCTTACTTACTCTTTCAAGCTCTTCACTGATTAGTTTATTATGGTTTGCTACGTCTTCAGAAACAGAATCAAGTTGTTGTTTGATGCTTTGGAACTTTTCGTTATACAGAGAGAGTTGTTCTTTATGGGTGTTACTATTCACATTTGTATTTTCAATTAATGTACAAATGTCATCTATAGAATTCTTAACACCGTCAACTGTTACGATGTTGTTTAGTCTATTCCGAAAGCCAACCAGTTCGCTTAAACTGAGTTTTTCGTCGGTATTCATAACACACACCTCGCTGATAAAGTACCTACATAACTACTTAGTCGTCCCATTCGAACAAGCTCGTGAAAGTTGTTTTGATGTTGGTTTCACCAGCAATGTCCCACTTCAATACGCCTAATAGATTCTCAACTTTTTGATCTACAATTCCTGCTTCCATTGCACCATTGTCAAATGGTAGGTCCTTAAACCAATTTGGGATATGTAATTCATCAGTTGGGTAACCCACACTAGTATAACCCATTGGATTGTCTTTAAGTTTACATACAATAGTTTTCATACCGTCCATGATTTCTGAACTATACTTGTCGCCATGCATCTGCTTTAGTTTATTCCAGTTCATTGCGGCTCTAACATGTCCGGGCATGTTGGCTTTGCCCAATCGTTTTTCTTCAGCAGTATACTTGGTTAAGTTGTTAACACGTTTAGGTGTACCTTTTTCCCATGCTGGTCTATCAGCAAACATTATTTTAAAATCACGTACTGCTTTAATAACGTCGTCTCGTGGTGCGTTGGTAGTTAAAGTAGTAAGTAAAATTTCGCTAAGGAAGTCTTGTACTACTTTGGGAGTATCAGATCTTTTTAGATCAAGACCCATTGCTTTAACTTTACCTGGCTTGCCGCCAACATCCAACCTTGTACCTTCAAGTTCGTAGATCAAAACTGCATAACGTTTTTTCTTAATGTAAAGACCTTTACTAGCAACCAACTCACGCCCTGCTTTAATAATTTCACCCATTTCGCGTGGACAATGACAAGACTTTTCCATAAATGCCGGAAAACTATCGTTTAAGTTTTCTGCAATTTGGTCATACAGTTGTACACAAATTTCTTTGTTCCATTCCATATTACCTGCTTCGACTTCACTTTTAAGCATTGGCCAAGCACTGAAATATACAGAGTCAGTATCACCATAAATTACTGCCTCGCCAACATGATCGTACTCGCCTGTTATACATTCATTTGTGAATGCATCCATGTGTTTTGCAATAATTCTGCCAGTGAGTGTAGTTGATTGTCCTATACGATGATCAAAGAATCTACAGTATGGATTTAGAATAGCACCATACAAACTATTCAAGTTAATCTTTTTAACAAGTTGTCGCTTGTCCCAAAAGGCACGTTCTTCGCCTTCGCTATCTCGCATCTTAGCCTGTAGCTCTTTACGTTCAGCATACCAACGTTCTAGCAATCCAGGTACAATACCTTTCTTTTCGTATGTAAAGATAGTTCCGTTAGCACTGAGCATCCACGGTTGCTTACTATCAAATACCAATCTCCATACATCTGCGGCACTACACGAATCTTCGGTTCCGTCTTGCCAATCAATGGTAATTTCTACAGTGGGATCCATTTCCATAACTGCTTGGTATTCTTTACTACCAAACATATTTTCCCAAGCATCAGCAAAACTCTTTCCTTCTGCCTGCTTTTCTTTAATATAAAATTCTGTCATTGTGGGTCGTAGTTGTCCTACAACTGTTTCAGGACCCATATTCAAAGCTCTAATAACACTAGGGTATAGACTGTTCAAGTCAATGGCACCAATGTATTCGTGCATACCTCTTTTAGGATATGCAACATAAGCACCTGCCGCTTGTGTTTCTGTATGTTCTTCTTTTTTAGTTCTACTAGGAACTACAAGTCCTAATGAATGTGCTTCGTTGATAATTGCTTGTTCGGTAACTGCAACCGCACCCATTGTAGTTGGAAGTAGAACAGTATTATCATGTGCAATAACATTTGCTAAATCAAGAAACTGTAACTTCCTATCTAGTTTAACAAGCAACATAACGTCTTGTCTATTATAGTCTAAAAACTTTTCAAAGTCGCCGTTGTACAGTTGATCAAGTGTGCCGTCGTATGCAACTTTCTTTTCATCAAGTTCATACTCACCAATTGCATCAAGTGCATAACTATGACGCTCTTCGTATGTGTATTTGCGGTATAGTTGCATATAATCTAAATGTACACGACCAATCAAATCAAACGTAATGTTCTCTGCGCCAAAACGTTCAAACATACGTTTTTTAGGATATTGTCCCCACAAGCAAAAACGTCTTGTATCATCTTTGCTCAGTATACGATTGATACGTAAAACAGTATATGGAATATCATAGCCTTCGCTATTCCATCCACTAAGGACATCTGCATCATCAATCAGATCAAGAAAGGTTTCGCATAATTCTTCTTCACGTTTGAATATATAAGTGTCATCAAATTTAGCACAAATTTCAGTGGCCGTTTCCCAACTCATACTCTTAGGTGGTACTGCTAGTGTAATAAGTTTATCTGCCCAATCCAAATACAATGTAATTGATGTAATCATATTGAATGGATCACTTGGACTACTGTATCCACGTTCTGGATCAAAATCTACTTCAATATCAAAGAAACATGTTTGTAGTTTAGGTGCGTCTTTGTTGAGATAATTGTTCTCTAAACAACGCAATACTGGATTGATGTCGCTTTCGTGTACACTTTTATTAGAATTAATACGTAATTCTTTTTGAAACTCTTTGCTATTGCGTGTACTGAAACGACTTACAGGATTACCGTATATAGTTTTATGCTTGCCTCTTGCATCATCATAATAAAACACATATTCAGCAGGGTATTCCGTAAAGTTTCTTTTTCCGTCAATACGTTCTACCACGTGAATCATATCACGTTCTCTATCCAGCCTTGCGTCAATATAACTCATTATACACCAATCCTAATATGTACACTATAGTAAGCGAAAAGTTCAGAACAATCAAGCTCTTTTCTTTCCATAATATTCCTACGGCTGTCCACAGTGCATTGCTAACAATAAAGAGCACATGATGGATCAAGAGATGCGGGACGAAACTTGCAAATAAACTTGCAAGAATCAATCCCGCTGTAGCACTCCAAGCCAATTTTTGGTATGGCTTGACTTCCATTTACAAGGTCTTTCCGACAGTCTCAAGAATGTCGTTTAGTACCTCGTGTTCTGCGTTTGCATCACCTAGTCCACTTTTGTGTGCAATATTAATTGCTTTTTTTAAAGTAGAAGGTTTAATTTCCATTTCCTCAGCAATAGCTTTAACTGTATCACTAAGTCCAGCATTCAGATCTTCTACTTCTTGCTTGACCTGAATCCCTTCATTGATTACTTGTGTAAGTTTTGCTTTTTGTTCTGAGCTAAACATAGTCATAGATAGTTCTCCTTAATTTGTACATATTATATAACAGTAATTGTTGTTTGTCAACCCTGATATTCTTCCAAAAAGTGTGTGATTGCTTCTGTAACACCTTCTTCCCATGGATAGTGTCCCATGTTATAACGATCGTAATAAAACGGACTGATATCTAACATTCTGCGTTCTTTATCGCTCGCTTGACTCGATATCTTAACCTTATGGTAGTAATATCGATCGTTTTTATCAAAATCGTATAGATAGTCTCTTGCTTGCCATTTAGTACCAGGGTCGCCAAGATGTATCTTTTCATAGAAGGTATGTAAGTTGCTATAACTCCAACGTTGCATACGATCTGTGTGAAAAAATACTTCACGTATAAAACGATCGTACAATGATGGTTCAAGTGCATCTTTATAATTTCCTTTAAGATGCTGTAACGGTCTCTGCATTGAGAATTGATACTTGAGATTAAAATAATGCCACCACCAATAATCAGCAATAGTACTTGCATTTTCTAAACCAGCTTCAGCAAAGTTGTCTGCAACTTTGTTAACATACCATTCACCAAAGTCTGGGTGTGCCCATCTGCTTACCTGACGGTCATAAAAGGTTTTAATTAAATGTCTATTCTCGTTTGCTGGTAATAGGTGTTTCCCATCAGGTATTAAGTGTGCAAAGGCGCCAATGCTTGGCCCGTATAAACAATCACCCGGATCACCATGTAACAACATGCTCTTACTAAGGAATTCGTTGTTAACATCAATAGTATTGAGGTATTTAATTTTTAGTTTATTACTGATATGGTTCCTGTAAAAGTCAGGATTCTCCAAGTAACTATCAGTGTTCATTACTACTGTGAGAATATCTCTATCTGCTGGATCTAATGTTTTAAGAAATGACACAAGTACACCTGAGCTGTCAATTCCTCCTGACCACATAATGTGTATGTCTCTATTGGTGTTTTTAGCCAAATTGAATAGTTCGATTGCACGTTCATCAAGTACATCTGATAGTTTATCATCAATATAATATAATTCTGGCATTCTCCAAAGATCTCTATTAGGTGTGTTCCATGGAGTTGTAAACGTACCAACACGAGGCCTAACATCTTTAACTCCGATATTGAGTCTGCTATATCGTTGCCAATGATTTCCGTATGGGTTTTTAACATCAAGGTGTTCAATAAGCATATTGTCTACCATACATGCATTGTTAGTAATTTCATCAATATGTTGATCAACGGCTTTCATTTAATGAATAACTCGTGTTCCAAGACGATCTTGCATTCGTTGGCGGAGGTCTGGAATGCTGTCAGTAGCACTATCAAACAATCTTTGAATATCGTCATCTTCTAATATTACACTGTATAATTCAATAGCAGTTTGTAGTAACACCGCACCTGTTACATACAGTTGCTCTTGTGATGTTTCTTCGGCAAATTGTCTATCTATTAGATTCCATATTTGTTTTTGAACATCGTCAATTTTCATGTCTTCGTTGTCACTCATAATCCTACTTCCTTCCAATCATATTGTTCCATTCACATATTATAGTTTTCATCAAGCCACTCCAATACTTTAGGTGTTACATAACGTTGAGTGTGACATTTAACAGGAATACTATTTAATTCTTGTGTTAACTGTTTAACCATGTCACCTACTTCTAGTTCTAAATCAAGACTCTGTAGTTTATCAATGACCTCTCCTTTGAATTGTCTCAAGTATTTCATAACACTAAAGTTATAGTCAGTCTCTTGAGCTATTAAGTTACGAAGTGCTTCGTCGTCTGGCATTAAAAATTTAGTATACTCTGTCAATTGAGTTAGGCCGTTCTTTTGTGTACGACTACGTGTACGTACTATATCTTGAAAATATCCATATTCTTTGTTAAACACACGTAAGAAGTCTCTATAGAATTCTGCTTGTTTGCTAAATTTTTCGTTTACATCACTGTGATTTGGACTGGATACAAATTTAATTTTACCATCACTTTTTGCATGAATGTCGGTGCTAATATTAATCAATTGTGGATCTGCAAATCCAATTTTGGTATGTCTTCCTTTAGCAAGTAAACCATCACGATATCCGTGTACATCATTCAATCTGACACAATAGAATAGTATTCGATGTGAAAAGATAAACTGAATTGTTTTTAGCATTTCATAACTGCGATCAGTTACCAAAAACTTATTTGCCTTAACATTATACAATGCATAAAGTTCGCTCATTGAAATCTACCTAATAATGACATACTCACTTCTTCAACAGCCGTTTCTGACCAATAATGCCCTTTCCAGTTCTTGTCAAAATAGAAAGGAATGTCATTGTCTCTCCTAGTAATTATGTCTGCTGGAGCTCCTGCTGTTTTAATTTTAGTTGAGTAATAAACATCATTGCCATCAAGTTCGAGTATATAATTACGAGCAAAATGTTTATGGTTACTTCTATCCAGGCCAATTAAATTGTCAAGATTACTATAACTCCAATGTTGCCAATCGGCCGTGTTAAAGTAAGTGTTACGAGCAAAGTCTGCAATATGTGCAGGAGTAAACTCTGTTGTTGGATCTCTACGACTAAAGAAGAAAGCACGTTGGCATGAAAATTCCCACTTAAAGTTATAGTAGGTCCACCACCACCAGTCTGCAATACTTGTAACATTCTCGGGTTGAATCTCTTCCAAGTTTTCGCAAACTCTTTGAGTAAACCAATTGCCAAATCCTTCTGCATAATATGGATGGCTTGGGTCTGGTTGTATGCTTTCCGCTATTTGATCAACATAGTTTTTCCATGGTTCTTTATGTACACCTTGCTCAATAAATGTTGCATACGCAGGAATACTAGGACCTTGTAAACAGTCACCTGGGTCTCCGTGTATTACAATATAGTTGTCTAGCAATTCAGGAGTTAAATCAAAGTATTGGTACGGCATACATCTAAATTGATTACTAATGTAGTTAACATAAAACTGTGTGTTTTCAAATATGCTAGTAAAGTTGCAACATATAATAATCAGTTCTCTATCAGCAGGTTCTATGTTTTTAATAAAACTTGTAAGTACAAATGTACTATCAATGCCACCACTCCATAATAAAAGAAGTCTACGATTAGAATTTTTAGCTTCATCAATTAATTCTAATGCTCTGTGGTTTGCAATGTCTTCAAACGTATCTGGAGTATATGCAAGTGCCGGCGGAGCAAACTCTGGGCTAGTACTTGCATTCCATGGGTTTTCAAATTTACCTACACGTGATCTCCAGTCAGCTACTCCAATAATACAACGATTTAAACTCTGCCAATATGTAGCATTTTTGTTTTTAAACTCAGTTGGATACATAGCAATAGATTGTACCATCCGACTGTCGGCCATACTGTCAGTAATTTTCTTGTAAAAGTATTCTTCAGCACTAGGCATTCATTGATTTCCTTGCCATAAGCAGAGCTTTTTGTGCTTGGCGTTGTAGCATTTCGCTTATCCTTTTTTGCCCAAATGCAAAGATTGGAGGAATAGCTTGAATCTCTTGGTTTAATCTTGCTATCAAATCGTGTAAGTTAACATTGCTATAGTTTATATTCATTAAACTCTGTTGCAAGTGTTTTGTATGATTTCCCAATACACCTGTGTTTGCTTGAATCTGTTGTGTTTCGTATTCAACTAATTCGTTAATAAAACCGTCGGCTCCGGTCTGTTCAATAACAAAATCTGAAAAAGCATTTATACCGTTAATTTTTTGATCGTTGCCTTTGTCTCGATGCTTCTTATATACATCAAGCTCTTTCCAATGTATATTAATAAATTCATGCAACAGAGATATGTGAGTAACCATCATCTCTTGTGTGTCAGTAATAGGTTTAAGACCAAAGTGTTCACGTGTACTAATAAAAGCATCATCAAACTTTGGAACTATCTTAGTACCAACTGTATCTAACTCAAGGAACTTTTTAAGTCTAAAACTTCCAGCATAATCTTTAAAATTAAGTTTAGATATTTTGTCAGCATCACGTGTTTGAATTAAATCAAAGTCAACAAACAAACAAGGCAACTGTGAGCCAATTATATGCTGTGTCCGTTTAAGTGAATTGTATTCACCAACAGTTAAAAAATAGTTTTGATGTACACTTAATAAACCAAACATTAATGTAACATATGCCTTCCTAGTGTATGCCCCGGTGGATAATCAGGATCACCTGGTGGTATTACATTTATCATTATAGCAGTGAGTGCTATGATTGTCAACAATAAAATTGCTGATCTTATAATTCTATCCTTCAAAGGCATGTAATAATTCTCGTACTATATTTTTGGAGTTCTTATCAAACTTGTGTCCAATCCAATTAGAATCGTATACAAATGGAAGTGTTTGTTCAAGTATAGCTTGGTTTAAGTTTGTGCGTCTACTGGCCATAAACTTTTTATAGGTTGAATAAAGATCGTCCTTGGTTAAAGTATGTATGTACTGTCTCATTAATGGTTTATAGTCGCTTGGTGTTTTAACTATTTCGTCAATATTACTATAACTCCAATTTTGGAAATCTTCATTAACATAGAATACTGTATCATAATAGTACTTGAACTCGTCTTCGTGTATGGGTTGATCAGTGCTTTCTCTTGTAAAGAAAAATGGGCGTAACATACTTCCGTGCCATTTAAAGTTTACATAATGCCACCACCAAAACGAAGCAATACTTGTAGCATTGTCAGTAATTGGTATTGCATTAACTAACTTTTCAATATACCATTCCGCCCAACCAGGTAAGGATTCTTTGCCATTGCCAACTACCATTGCTTCAAGTCCATCAATTAAAGTGCCGATGTTCTCTCTAAACGGAAGTAAATGTTCTCCGCTAGGAACCAATGATGCAAATGCGGCCACAGTTGGTACACTTAATAATGCATTCGCTGGATCTCCATGTAGTACAATAGTATCTTTAAACAATTCAGAACTGATGTCTAAGTTTAACCAGTTAATTAAATTAAACTTTCCATCTACATAGTGCTTAAAAAAGTAATAGTTCTCAGCAATACTATTAGCACTCATAATAACACTATATCGATCTTTTAATTCGTTACTTGGGATATTCTTAATAAATGCTGTAAGCATGGTTGTTGAATCAATGCCACCACTCCACATAATCCATATCTTTTTATTATCTCGTATTGCAATTTTGTGTAGCTCAATTGCACGTTCGTCTAAGATATCGTCTAATTTTTTAGCAGTAGTTGATAACTTGGGTAATTTTATATAATCAGGGTGTTCATCGTTTAACCATGGCGTGGTAAATTTAAGACTGCGACTACGTATATCATTGAGCATAGGAATGTTTTTAAAACTTGATAGCCAATAGTTCCCATACTTTCCCATATCTTCGTTGTCAAGTGCAATACCAATGTAACTGTTGTCAACTAAACGATTTCCTTTAAAATAATCTTCAGCGGTCATCATTGATTTACCGCTCCAAGCACAGATTGTTCGTATTTGTTTGCTTTGTTGGTAATTTCTTTTATTGTATTTTTAAACAGTACATTATAGGTATCAGGATCAACAGTAAAGTTCATTTCCATAATAGCATCTGTTACCTTTATACGCAATTCACGCATTTGTGATTTATATCGTTTTTCGTCTGCAATGTCAATTTCAAACATATTATCAAGTTGTGAATTTGTAAATTGCTCTTGGCAAAACGTCTGGAACATTTCGTATCCTTTAATAGTATATGAAAACTGTTCGTCTAGTATTGCTTCTCGTTGATCAATAGCTGTTTTAAATGATTCAATATACTTAGATGCTGATATCAAATTTTGATGTATGTTGTTGTCTTCGTTGGTGGCATCTGTAGCAGTTTGGATGATGTGCATTTTTCTTTGCCTAAACGGAGCAACATCAAGTTCAACCTGTAATACTTTAGCATTATTAAATGTATAGTTTACACAACTATAAAAATCAAATTCTTTATCAACACGATTGTTGTTTTGTTGTTTCTTCCTGTTAAGCAATCGTTGTCGGTGCAACATTTTTAAAGTCACAGGGACTAGATACAATAGATCATTTCGTAAAAAATGTAATTGTAAACGTTTAGTAACTTCGTAGTTTTTGTGGTAGAAAAAAATACGGTTCCGATTAGAACTAACTAATGCGAAACCGAGTTTTTCTTGTTGTGCATTATAGTTGCTCATAGCAGTATTTACACTGCTATAATGCTAATGCCATATTTTTATTTTGTGACGTAGCCTGCGTCTTTGTATTCTTTAACTATTTTATCTTGGTTTTCGGTGTAAGATTCTTTTGTGATCCAATGATCTCCGTTTTCATCATTGCAATCACATTCGCAATTTGTTGTAGGCTTGTGCATTTCATCTCCACAATGCTTACATACCATCATTGCCCCTTCACCAAAAGTTGCTTTTTTAATTCTTTCTTCTTCTTTTTCTTTGTCGTTTAATTTTTTATTTTTATCTAGTAGTGCCATCATTCGGTCTTTGCCATCAAATGCACTAGAGTTTCTTAAGCCTGAAAGACTGCGTTCTGTTATTCCCAATTGAGCCATAACTTCACGTACCATAATGCTAATATCACTTGAACCTAATTCTTCTGCACCAGCATGCCATTCTGCTACATCATCAATAGCCATTATCAGTGCGTCAATGCCACCTTCTTTTTTTAGTGCTTTAGATAATAAATCTGTGTTCATTTTAAAACGGCGTGTTATCGCTCCTGCAACGTCTTCTTGCGATGCACCTTCGTATTCTGTTACTGCTGATTCCATAAAGTTACCACTTTTCATTTCATCGTGCCAATAATCTTCAAGGCTACGTGCAAATGCTCTACGTGTATCAGGACTAAACATACGTAGTCCTTCTTTTGATCCACCAGCGTGGTCCATGCCATACTTTTGTGCGGCTCTGTCTGCATGATACTTCCAAAGTTTCTTGGCTAGTTCACTGTCGTAAACACCCTTCTTAAACTTCTTGCTTAGGTTCTTTGCAATAGGAACATAACTCTGTCTGTAAAGAGATTCGTCATTTTCTGCATACAGTTCCAACTCACGAGCGGCATCATCATCTGCTTCTTCGGTAACTGAGTTTTTTGTAAATTTATGTTCTGCCTCAACTTTGTATTTCTTTCCGCCAACTTCAAACTCATCTTTGCCTGCATCAATAGCGGCCTGGCGTTTGCCTGAAAATTCGTTTCCTTCAGATTTTAGAAGATTTTCATCATCCAT